GTTAATTGACATGGCACACACCTACAAGACGGACCCCTGGCACGTCAAGGAAGCGCGCGGGACCGCTTGGTCGCCCCGTGAGTTCGCACGCGAACACTCTTACTACACCAAGCACCGCCGCGACCTGAGTAAGCGTATCCGGGCGCGCGAACGCCGCGAGATGGACCGTATCTCACGCGATATGGAAGCATGGGAAGACTACTACCCGACCGGGGCAACGTTGCGTGAGTTCGCATCCGATACCAACCGCGACGGTTGGCAGTACTGACAACCAAGGGGACGGCGGCTAACCGTCGCCGTCCCCGCACACAGAAAGTTAAGACAATGGGCTATCGCACGTGTACGCTAGTTGACCACGTCACCTACAAGTGGGAGACATTTCCTATCTACAATGGTGTAGTCGACTATACGCTGGTTCGGCGCTATTCCCGGTTATGATGTGTTTAAGGCGGAAAAATTGGCAACCGCCACTCAGCTTGTTATCTTGGGAGATGCGAAACAGATGCGCGTGCTTACCAAAGCCGGGTTTGACCTGGTATTCAACTAATCAATTCACACAGAAAGACAACGATAATGGGTATCCTGAACGATATTGACAATGCCGCGTATGATCTTGAGCGCGGTCGGCTTGGCGAACTAACACCTATTTCGGGCAGTTTTACAATTGTCCGTGACATGCCGCGTGAAAATTGCATTAGCACCTATCGAGTGTTTTCGTATGACACGCTGGTTGCATACGTTTCTAAGCGTTTCGATAATGAGCTGCTTATTCTCCTTAAGACTGACGCTTTCCACCATTCCACTACTACCAGCAAGCACGTGCGTCGTTTCCTATCGGCAATGGTTGGTCGCATTGACTGGGATGCACTCTACAAGGCATGCAACCGTGAGTGTGATAAGGAGACTATTAACGGTAACGGCGCGCAGTTTATCAAGGTGAGGGAGGTCGCATGATGACTATCGAAAGTGCTTTGCAGTCTATCTACCCTGGCAGGATCATCGGCGAGTCTATTAACCTCGGAATGATGCTATATCTCACGATGAACAACAATGACCTAGCGCGCAATTGGATTAGTTACTTGGTAACCAGGGGGAACACAAATGAGATTATTTTCAAGTTCGACCCTAGTGGCTGTGTGTACGTTTACAAGGATGTGGTTCTCACACCACACGAAAAACGTATGATCGGGAAGATTATCCACGTATGGCGTGGAACGTACCGCCCTGACTGGGCGACTTTCGAGAGTATGCGCGCGCATCCCGTGTGTATCGAGTCAGACTCAACGCTAGTTCCAGTGTTGCATGACACACTCTGACAATTTGACAACAACCAGCAACCGAGATACTATTCAGTCATAGGCATAAAGCCTAAGCAAACCAACCAACAGAAAGCGAGAGCAAAAATGGCAACGAAGATCAACAAGAATACCATGAACGTCGTGAAGACTGCCACCGTGACTAAGGTCACGTTCCGAAAGATGGGAGCAGAATACGCCGATAATCCGACTGTTCTCGCCGCTATCGACGCGGTCGTGTCCGCTCTGGACAGCCTGTCGGATGCGGTAGTCATGAGTGAAATTGAGGGGTGACAATGGAACTCACTAACTCTCAGCATGACTTTATCCTTACCGCAATTGAAGCGCATATTAGTGCGCTGCGCAAGGATGTTGCGACACTCGGCGAGCCGCTCGTGACGGGGGTGATTCAAGGTCGCATTGACGATATGCGGCCCGTACTCGATGCCCTAGAATCAGGTGACTGGTTTTTTGAGCTGGTAGAATACTGAGTCCCTAACGGGACAACCCGGCCCTGTCGGTAGGTAAATAAGGGTTCAACTCCCTTGCCGAGTACGATGCTAACCAAGGCGGTTAGCTTTCAACAACACCGAAAGGTAGAAACCGTGTGCAATGAATACGCCTACCAGCTCGCTAAGGCCCTCGTTTACCCTGAGCTGACTACCGAACTTGCCGCTGAGGTTATCGACGGCAGCATTTATGGTAGTGACATCTGGGACGAAGTTTGCACCCTGACTGGTGGTTGGTGCAACGATGCGAGCGTGTTCCTTGCATGGGACAAGATGGGCCGTCCGGATGAATGGGAATACGTGGAACCTGACTACGATAGCGAACGGGACCCTGACCGCCGCCGTAGCATGGTCGCCAATGCCCGTATCTCTGCAATGGCAGAATGTGTGGCAGATGCACTCTACACGGTAGTTAACGAGATTATCGTTAACGAGGGTTGGCGCTGTGTGCCCGTGGAAGATGTGAAACAGGATATGCACGGTATTGGTTGGCTTGAATATGGTTGCAGTGCCCTGGACTGCTATGTCGAAAGCTGCCTAGTCAAGCCTAACGGAAAGTGAGAACTGACATGGCTATCCCTGAATGGCCCGTAGAATCCCGTTATGGGGATGCTTGGAAGAATCTCAAACAGGCTATGATTGAGGCCGCTATCTACGAAATGACCAAGGAACTAGCAGAAAGAGCGTGTAACGAAAATGGCTAGAGTGGAAAACTATAAGTTTGAAGCACTTGACGAAAACTATAACGTTGACACATACAACACTTGCAACCTCTGTTCAAACACACTGATTCTTACACGTAAACCCGAGGTTGATATCTATTGGCTTTATTGTCTTCTACCTGGTTACGGGTTTGTGTGGGTTACGCATTGGAGGGTTTATACCTGTAAAGAGTTTGCGGAGTGTATGCGTGAATATCGGCAAGAATATGGGCGCTATCCAGAAATGATATGGGGACACAAAATTAGTGAGGGAAAGTGAGAACTAATATGTTGCCTAATTGGTATGGTATCCCTGAAATTGGTTGTGAATGGCGCGGTGCTTGGTCAGATCCGCTGTTGCACTACAAGGGGCGCGTATTCAATGGTAATGACGTGCAAGACGGGTTGTGGGAGTCATACCAAGAAACTTTGGATAATATCAACAACTCCGAAAACTGGGAAGAATTTGTAGTCAACAACGCTGTCGACTACTTGGAAGACGCAATCTACGCAACGGAAAGCGAGTAACAAAATGTGGGTGTTTATTCTACTTAGCACTATGTTCACTGCCAACCTTGCCTATAAAGGTCTACGAGCTGATTCTAAGATTATGAGTTTCTTAGCAGGTATATGCACTATGTGTGTCATTATCGGAATAGGTTACACGATGGGAGTTAATTAGTATGTGGGAAGAATTGCTGAGCATTATTAGCGACCATGCCTATCCGCTAGAGTCTATGCAAGAACACTTAGCCGGGTATGTGAACACTGCGACGGGATGGGACCTGTCGCTAATCAACCCGTGGTTTACTGAGCGTGGCTATGAATTTGTGGGTCTTCTTGACCTGTTCTCTGAGAATGAGACGTCAGGTATCTATGTCAATGTTGACGGGTACGTATGGCGTTGTCGCACTAATGCCGCTGACAACAGTCTCTATTGGTATTGGGAGTCCGATAGCGAGGGTGATACGCTGGATGAATTGCGTTTCATGCACGGTTACGCCCATATGTTCATCTGGGACCAAGACGAACAGACCTGTGACATCGTTCACATTGCAGAGTGACTGACACTCTGATACACTAGAACTATCAACCAACCAAACCGAAAGGTAAAAACAATGATTCAGACTCAGTTCGCACACACTATCACTGTTCCCGATGAATGGGAGCATAACGGTCACACTTTCCAAGTGTTTCAGGATGAATGGCCAGAGTGCCCTACTGAATGGCTAGATAGCGCCGATGCGCTGTGCGTCATTGGAGGCCCACATGGTTGCAACCTCCACCATCCGGCAGAGACCAACTGCCCCGCCATGTGGGAGTTTGATAACTTCCATAATGAACATGGGCGTACGCCTACGCAGGAAGAATGGGCAGCACTTTGCCCTGATTACTGGGTGTACGTTGGTTGGTATGGTGTGGATACTGACCGTCTGTTCGCCGTTGCGATTAGCAAGGATAATTGTCCTACCAACCCATGCGAGTCATACGTGCGAGAATACAGTCTTTGGGCCGATGGCTATGTCTGGGTTGTGTCGGATACAACCACGGGCGATTCTCTGGCGGGTATCTATGCCGATAGCGAGGAAGACGCTATCAAGTCCTATATCGAGGACTATATGTGACATGTGCGCAGTCGCCTACTACACATTGTTCCTACTGACTATCCTTGCCCCTGTCGGTGCATACTGTCACCTGACCGAAAAACACTACAACGAAAGTGAGAACAACAATGAACACTGAAGCACTCGTGACCAAGATTAGCAAGCTCAACGCGGAGATTAGTGCGCTTACCGAGGCACGCGACGCACTCAAGGCGGAATTGTGCGCACAGTTCAACGCAGGGGACAAGATTACGGTAGGCGACACTAAGGTCACGTTTGCCGTACGACAGACGATTAACGCGGCGGCGGTTGAAGCACTGCCAGCGTTTAAGAAACTGCCTAAGGCAGTCCGGGAGAGTGTGTATGACAAGCCTAAGCTGAACACCAAGAAGCTTGCGACGCTTGACCTTATTGATCTGTCGCCCGCAACTACGGTGAGTGATACGTATGCGACTTTCCGATGAATTGGATGCAATACGGGACAGGTGATGTTATCACTGTCGAACAGGTTGAAGCCGTCGCCTGTTCCCTGGAAGAACAGGAACTGCAAGAATATTCCACCATGTGGCTTGAGGCGGTACGACAGATGCGGGCTGCTGAGATTATCCACAACAACCTAGGCGTGGGAGCCGAGGTCGAACTGCCTAACGGCATGTCAATTTATATCGAAAGTGAAAGTGAGTAATCAAAATGTTTGCACACTACGTATGCGAGGGCGTTTTCTGTTGGCACGAACTGGAACGCGACGTGTTTGACGAGTTGTTCTGCGCTCGTGAAATTGTGGACTACCCTCGTTCCAAGGATAGCGAGACGGACTACTACAACGCATGGGAATACTGGGACAATAATGAGATGTTCTGGGAATGGCTGACCGACAAGGTCAAAGAGTTTGGCTTTGTTGACTACGACAAGCAACCACAGAACGGTACGTTTATGTGGATTCAAGCTGAAGAGATGCTTGTTGTCCAGCCTAGTGATTTTAAGGTTGAACTGCCTATGGGGGTTGTCGCAACATTTGATCGTGACAGTCTGTACAAAATGGAATACGCGCAGGGTATTGTCCGGGACGGCGTTTTCTACGCCACTACTATTGCGAGGGAGCTTGACTAATGAATATCAATACACTGTCTGAAACCGGCGAGATTACTATCTTCCAAGACACTGACACGGGCAACACGTATATTGTTGAACCAGTGCTGGGAACCACTGAACCTATAGATATGGCAGATGAGTCTTATCTGTTTATTGGGGACTGCGACGACTTTATGCGGTCCGATAACCCCGTGTTCAAGACGCTTGGTAGGTATATTGCAGTGCATGATGAAACACCTGCCAACGTGGGAGAATACGCTAAGCTGTTCAAGGGTGAACTGTGCTCACACTTCAAGTGCGTCGATGGGTGGGAGGACTATGACTTTATTGAGTCATACGGGCAGATTCTAGCGGTCAATAAGCGGCTAGGGGACGCTGAAGAATGGCTGCGCTATCTCAACATGTGGGACGACGGGGAAGTATATTCTGTCCTTGACTGTTCGACCGGAATTAAGGTCACTGACATTTACGCTGAATACCATGAGGATGCACTTGAGCATTATCTCAAGGATGGGGAGCTTGCATCACTGAAGGAACAGATCAACATGATTAAGGAGGCTAACTAATGAACATGGAAGAGTTGACTAAGGAATACAGTGACGCTTGTGCATGGGCTGTCCGTCATGCCATTGATAGCGTTACTATCCAGTGGGACCTCGAAACGAAAAACTATCTGCGCGAACAGGGGTACGAGGTTTGTGTCGAACTGTACGATCAGAACCTGTGTATCTATGCCTACGTTGGCAAGGACGATTACTTCTATCCCGTTAAGTACGAGGACGATAGTATTAACCAAGCTATTCAGGAAGTGTTCGACAACCTAGGATTCCAAGTTGTGTTCAACGCAATGCTACGGCTTGGAATGGAAGACGTTACACAGACAATTCATTGGAGGATTAAGTAAATGACATTCAAGCCGCGACACTACCAGGAACGTGTACTGGAAGGGTTGGCAAACTCTAAAACGCCGTACACGGGCCTGGTAGGCGCGGGCCTGGGAACAGGCAAGACGGCAATGAGCGTGTGGAACGCGCTTAATGCCTTTGGGAACACTATCGGGGAACAGATTATCCTGATTGTCGCCCCCGTCCGTACAGAGAGTGGTTGGCGCTCGCACTGGAAGACGCTCGCCAACCTTGATATGCGCACACTGTCTGGCAAGAAAACCAAGACTGCCCTTGCAGTGTGGGACGATCTGGAAAGCCGTGTGCCCGGCGTGTACTTTATTACCTGGGAGATGATGCGGTCCCGCAATAAGGAAAGGCGGTGGGACGGGCGCGCGAAAAAGTACGTTTACAAGTCCACGCCTAAGCCTTTCTACGGCATTAACTTTGGGATGGTTATTGCGGATGAATGGCACCGTGCGTGCAACCATTCCAGCCTCAACTTTGACGTGGCACGACACATTCAAGCCCAGTATCGCCTTGCCCTTAGTGCAACACCCGCTGGGAATAAGCCCTGCAACATTTGGGCCGCATTGAAGTTCCTATGGCCTAACCACTACGGGGGATACTGGGACTTTTGTGAAAAGTTCTTCAAGGTGGAAGTCAACCCATGGTCGGCCTATGGGAAAGACTTTTTGGGAGAACGTTCCCCCGGCATGGTCCGTCGTGGAGCGCCGTCCTATCACGAGGTTTCACAGGCCGAGGCCAACCCTGAGCTGCCCGGCGTGATCGTTCACCGCGTGGAAGTGGAACTGTCCCGTGCTCAGCGCAAGCTGTACGCTCAGCTTGAAAAAGATGCGCTCACGTACCTGGACGACAAGCCGCTCGCGTTGAGCATCCCGATGGAACTTGATCTGCGTCTGCGACAGATGACGCTGGGAGTCCCCTCGTTCAACGAGGATGGAGCTGTCGATTACAAGGAAGATTGTAAGTCTTCCAAGCTGGATGCAATGATGGATATTATTTCCGACCTACCTGAAGATGAGCCTGTCGTCGTGTGGGTGCATAGCCAGAAGTTTATTAAGGCTGTGCTGTACCGTCTGCGCAAGGCGGGCATCAGCTGCATCGAAGTCTCTGGTAAGTCGCGTGGTGACTTCCACGCAATGATCGACGGGACCGTCCGCGTCATTGTCGCGCAGCACGAGGCCATGTCGGAAGGGGTTGACGGACTTCAGCGAGTGTGCCATACTGAGATATGGCTGAGCCAGTCGAACAGCCTGGTGATTAACGAACAGGCGACGGGACGGCTCAATCGGCAGGGCCAAACGACAGCTGTTAACCGCTTCCTGATTCAGGCGACAGATACTGTGGACGACCGTGTTCTGGGACGCTTGCAGGAGCGTTTCGACAAGCTCAAGGCATCCGGCCTTATCTGAAACAACTGAAAGGAGAAAGCAATGGATTGGGATGACTTGTACGATGATAGCTGGCAGCTATATAAGAAGATTGGCAACACGATCTTGCCCGTCTATGTCGGTGCTGGTGCCGGATTCACCACCGATACAAAATACCTAGACCTGATGGTGCGAGGTACTGTCGTGAGACTTGCACACAGGTGTTACATCTTTTGCATTAAAGAAGGCGCATTACGCGGTAGTGGGTGCTGGGTGGATGGGTCTGGCGAGACATTCACACCGTTGGAGTTTCTCGCAGAGATTGATGATGCTGCCGAAGTAGGGCACTGTCCTTGGCTTATTCACAACGGCTCCCACAACAAATAACAACAACAAACCAACAAACTGAAGGAGAACAAACATGTCTAATAACTACGAGTCCTGGTCCATTAACTTTGACCCTTACTTTATTCTCTGCATTGCGTTTACAATTGTGGGAGTCTGGTTCCCTGACTACATCATGTGGGTTGTGTGGGCCTTCGTGGGGTGGGTTGCACTAATGGTTGTCATTACGATCATTGCCCTTATCGTGGAAGCTGTTATGGTCCACAAGGCAACCAGGTGGTTCTGAGCCATGGAAGTGATCGAAGCAAACCACAAGACAGCCGCCAAACTGCTGAAGAAGTCGGTAGAAGAATACTGGCTTGAAGGCCAGGATGCTTACATCCGCTTCACGGATGGGAGTGTCGTGTGTATACACCCACTCTTCAATAGCTGGGAAGTGTACATGTCGTTGGGTGAGCGCAAAAACCCTGATAGGGACCCATCATTTACAGATAGCATGAGCACCTACACATGGTGTCGTGACAATAGGGACAGCCCTTGGCTGTCACGTACAGTAGCGCTTGAGTTTGATGCTGTACGCTATTATTGTCACTATGCTACTAATCTCGTGACCTGGCAGTATATCCATGTCATTGAGTTCCATTATTATGAAAAGGAAGAGAAGGTTGGCAGTAACGATTAAGGAAATCTACGCGCCCGTTTTGGGCTTTGGTTGGGAGAATCTTCCGAACCGATACATCCAGCGAGAATACATCCCAATTAAAAATGGGTTGGTTACCTCGCCTAGTGGCACTGTCATCGGGACGGCCACCCTTCCAAGTGGCAAGCTGCGTCTACTGAGTGACAAGGGACAGGTCTGCGCTCAGCGTTGGACCGGACAGGACGAGATGCTTGTTGTTGACCCGTTCGACAACCGCGTGTTCACCGTCCCGTCTGTGGAAGACCTGAAGTGCAACGCCCGTGAGATGGTATCAGCACATATTAACGTTGCTGATGCTAAGCCACTGGACCTGTCGATCATGTGGACTGATGATATTGCAGGAGAGTGCGGCTTCGACATTTCTGACATTCCTGAGCCGGATGAGCTTAAGTACACCTACCGCCTCAATGGTATGTCGTTGCTTGGTCTCGTCAATGATGGGGCGGATAACCTCGTTGTGTCTCGCACGTCTGTCTTGTGTCGCTTACTACGATACAAGGTGGGAGACCGTTTCGCGTTCCAAGCCTACCGAAAGAAGAACATGCCTGGGTTGCTGAACGACTCTGGAGGGTTCTCGGACTTCGCGCGCAAGATTCTGGCGTGGTCTGAGTGCATGACCCCTGAGCAACGGGAGATTCTTTCCAAGTGACTGATATTCTCCGTAGAGACTGGCACACCAGCCGTGGGAGTGTCGCCTGTAGCATGTGCAATACTCGTATCCCTCGTGGAGCTAGGTATGAACGTATCGAGGTGGCTGACATGGCGACCATCGTGAGCACCCTCGTTTGTGGTGATTGTGATGAGTGTGCTCAGTTGTGCATGGATGATGTTGAGTTGTGGGAAGATGGTGCCACAGCCGATGACATCATTGACTGGGCACAGCACTCATCTCATGAGGCCGCTGCCCGTTATCTGAAACGTATTGGGAGCGTGGAGTGAGAGAGTACATCAAGGCTGCTAGGGATGAGGCTAAGAAGTCCCGCTGTGACCGTGCTCACGTGGGGTGTGTGATCGTTGACCGTGCGACGGGGCGTGTGGTGTCGCGTGCGTTCAACGAGACACCCAACGGCCTTGAGCCCTGCGACACAGGTGGGCATCGGATTGTCGATGACCACTGTGTGAACACTGTTCACGCTGAACGTAACGCGATTAGGAGGATGGTAGAACATGGGAGCGAGTACACGCTGTATGTGACTCACTACCCCTGCCAGGGTTGTGCGCATCTCATCTCGTCGTGCCCTGAGATCGTGGAGGTTGTCTACCTTGGTGACTACAACAATTCCAGCGAGGCGACAGCGCTGTTGAGTGGCCTGTCGAAGGGAGTCCACCGTGGGGAAGAATAAGCTGGTCCTTCAGGTTCCACCGGGGTTCATGTTTACTGACATTGAACAGGACAAGATTAGTAGGACGAGATGGGAGGTTAATTCTGGCTCAAATAAGATCATGCGCCACACTTCGTGTATCCCCCTCTTCGGGACACGTGAGATGTGGAAGATCATCGAGGAAGGCGACTTTCTGGTTTTCATTGAGTCGCCACTAGATGACCTCCATTACTACGCCTGGAATCTCCATATCATGAAGGAAAAGCAATACAAGGAATGGTGCTCGCATGAGTGAAATCTACGACAACATTATCCGGGAGCTGACGAGGCCATCTGAGCGAGACAAGCAACGTAAAGTTGGTCCATCTGAATTAGGGGACCTGTGTGAGCGTTGCTTGGCAGAAAAGCTGCTAGGTGTTCACGAGGAAGAAAAGACTCACCCTCTCGCCCCGATGATTGGTACGGCCTTCCACTTGTATCTTGAGAACACTATTGGTCTCGAAGGGTACTTGAAGGAGACCAAGGTGACTGTCGGTACGATTGAAGGGTATGGGTCTATTCGTGGCACTGCTGATGGTTTCGATATTGAAACAGGCCATGTCGTTGATTACAAGGTTCTCTCGAAGAAGAAGATCAAGGCGTTTTCGTCTGCGACATTCTTCAATGAGGACAAGGAGCCTGAGTTCTATTCAGACTCGATGACCGAAGGACAACTGAAGAAGTACTACTATCAGATGATGTTGTACGGCCTCGGCATGGAGAACGCCGGGTATGATGTGCATCACTGTTCCTTGGTCTTGTTCCCGCGAGACTGTATGGTAGAAGCCGTCATGTCGGCAAGCCACGAGCTGTGCTTCAGGTACAACCGTGACGCTGCCCTGGCTGTTCTGGAACGCGCCAACGAGATTTTCAAGTGGGCCAATGAAAACCAGGACAACCTGGGAGAACTCGACAGCCATGCAGGCTGTTATTACTGCACATTCAAGCGCTAACAGAAAGGAGAAACAATGGGAAAGTTCGACTCATTCCTCAAGAACATTGATGTTGAAGTGTCTGACCCACGCGTCACCACACCTAAGCTGAAGGTTCTACTCTATGGACCCTCGGGAACGGGAAAGACCTCCCTCGCCTCGACCGCATCCACTGTCGAAGAGCTGGGACCGGTCCTCTACATCGACTTGGAGCGCGGCACTGCCCCCGCTGCCAAGTATGGTGACCTCGACAACCTGCTGATCGTGCAGCCTGCCTCCTACAAGGAGTTTGCAGACCTGCTCGTCAAGATCAGCAATGCCAAGGACCGCCCGTTCAACACTGTCGTCATTGACACCATTGACCGACTTCAGGAACTTATCAAGCTCCACTTCGCAGCCACCAAGCCCAATGACAGCTTTGCCATGTGGGCGGCAACCTATGATAAGGTGTTGGACCTGGTGAATCAGATCGCGTTCGACCTGGGACTGAACATTATCTGCATCACCCATGAGAGCCGAGAGATCACCGAGACTGAGCGCCTGTCGCTTATCGGACCAGCGTTTGAGGGCAAGCAGTCCTTCAAGAAGCTGCCCTCTATCTTTGACATCATTGGTCGTATGACGTGGGAGGATGTGGGAGAAGATGGGGAAGAAAACCTCATCACTGTCCTGAATGTCAAGTCAGCTTCAAGTATTCTCACCAAGACCCGATTCGACAACATGCCAGCGATGGTTGGCAACCCGTCGTTCGACAAGATCATGAACTGGGTGCATGAACACTTCGAGAACGGAAAGGACACGACTAAAAATGACAACTAAGTATCTGTCAATTGACAAGGCGTCGCAGCGAACGGGTATCCCACGAACTACTATCCTGTACCGAACCCACAGTGGGAAGTTCCCTGAACCTGACGCATTTATTATCCATAAGCGGTACGACACCCTCGGGTGGCTACCTGAGACCATTGAAGAATACAACACCAACAAGAAGGAGAACTGATCATGAATCTTGCTGAACTTATGTCTATGGAAGTTGCTGCCCCGATGTCCTTTGAGCCGCTGCCCAAGGGTCAGTACAAGGTGACTGTCGATGACTGCACCTTCGGTGCTAACAAGAAGGACAAGCCGATGTTTACCATCGACTATGTTGTCAACGAGGGCGACCACGCGGCACGACGAGTTCGACAGTGGTACACCATTGTCACCAATAAAGGCCTTCACTGGGACCTGCCCAAGTTCTGCGAGGCATCCGGCAACACCTGGCCGGATGATGTCGCTGCCCGTGATGAGGCGTATTTCAATAAGGTAGCACTTGACCTTATTGGCAAGACCGCTACTGTTACCCTCGACATCCGTGAGTACGAGTCGGGCGGTGAGATGCGCAAGAGCAATGATGTCAAGAAGGTTGAGTGGGATGGGACCAAGGCTAAGAAGAAGTCTAAGGCATCTAAGATCGAGCTGTGATCTTCACAGGCGGGCCGTACCTTGACACCAGGGTACGGCCCGCCGTACTATATACAAGCAGAAAGGAGAGCAATGAACCTTAAAGAGTTCTTTCAGGCAGTCCTCCCAGCGGGCGAAGGCTGGACACCTATCATTCTCAAGGGGCCGATGGGCGGTCTCACCAACTTCCGCTGGTTCGAGTTGCCTACGCAGCTCGACAAGATGGTGACATACGCCGAGGCTAACGCTGATCTGGACGTGTACTACTCTCCCTTCCTCTACACCAAGCCCCCGGCCCTGTCGAACACGAGGCACGCAGCCAAAGACAACGTGACCAAGGCAGCGTGCGTCTGGGCAGACGGTGACGACTGCCCCCTCTACAAGCTGAAGATCAAGCCCTCCATCGTCGTCCAGACCAGCGAGAAGCACTGGCAGGGATACTGGCTACTCGAAGACGCAGGCGACCTGTCCAACGACATGCTCGAAGCCCTTTCTCGGGGACTCTACGAAGCTCACAAGAACGACGGCATGGACCGAGGCTGGCCCCTGTCGAAGAAGCTCCGCGTCCCATTCACGCACAACCTCAAGAAGGCGAAGCCCTGGGAGATCACCCTCGGGGTGAACGACGAGGCGATCACCGCAGCAGAGTTCGCGGCTGAGTACCCACCTGTCGAACGTATGGGCATTGAGGAAGAAGACTTCCCCACCGACATCCCCTCCATGTTTGAGGTGTTGGGCATGGTGAACCGTAGCTACATCACCGACCTGGCTACGGACGATTCTTTCAACACTGAGGAAGATCGTTCATCGAAGATGTACCATCTTCAGTGCGCCCTCTGGGAAGAGGGCTGCTCGATTGTCGAAGCCTTTGCCGTTGTTCGTGGTACAGAGTTCAACAAGTTCGAGCAAGACGGGCGCGGCGACGGATACCTCTGGAAGCAGATCAATCGTGACTATGCACGTTGGAAGTCTGAGCACGACGGCCCCACGGAAAACGATCTCGAAGCGACAACCCGTATCGGCTCGTCCTACCTGCTGAGTGAATCGCGTGAGCTGTCGTTGCAGGATGTTGACTTCCTTCATGGAGGTGAGGAAGAACCAATGGGACTGTTTGTCGATCAGTTCGCAGCATGGGCATCAACCAAGTCTGCAATGGCGCCAAAACAGTTCCACTACGCGGGCGCTCTCGCTATCTTGTCCTCAGTGTTCGCTAAGTACGCGTTCCTCTCTACCAACGTGCAGAAGATGCCATTGAATCTGTACTTCCTGGTTCTGGGGCGTACCACGCAGTCCCGTAAGTCCACGTCTCTGCGCCTTGCGGAGTCTATGATGCGCGACATTGCAGTGGGTATCGGCAAGGGACCGGATGCCTTCATTGCGCCTGAAGATTCGACAGGCGAGGCATTGTCTGCATATCTGCGCACCAAGCCGAAAGAGAGCGGCCTCTTCGCTATTGATGAGGTGCAAGACTTCTTTGCACATGCTGCCCAGAAGGGTAGCTACATGGCGTCTATGATGCCGTTCCTCACCAAATCTTACGACGGCTACATTCCCGCTGTCGCACGTAAAGACAAGAGCGGCAAGGTGGCCTACCAGACTGCCACCCCGTACTACATGACGTTCTACGGGACCGGCATCCTTGACCAGGCCGCGAAGCACTTGACGACTGAGAAGGTGGAGTCTGGCTTCACACCCCGCTGCCTCGTTGTTATTGACGATCGGGACAAGTACATCACGTCTTCTCAGGATGTGAAGCTCGTGACCGTGAGTGCATCGACAGGTAAGGTTGAGGACAAGCAGCGTGACTTCATGTTGTCGAACTTGATTAAGTCTGTGACCAAGTTCGATGTGGCTTTCAACGCCCGCCGTGCGCAGCGCATGGAGAATGAGGAAGTCCGTATCCCTGTCGAGTTTGAGCCGGGGGTGTTCGAGCGGTGGATTGAGTTCTCGGAAGAGGCCAAGGTGCTGGCTGAACGACATATGCTGAACAGTCGTGAGTTGTTTCCCGGCACTGAGCGTATGACCTTCTCCGTGCTCCGCATCTCTGCTCTGCTTGCCATGTATAACGGGCCGACGACAAAGGGTACTGTCGTTGTTACGATGCGGGAAATGCTCAAAGCTATTTCTCTCGCGTCTATATGGTTGTCGTCGAACGAAGTATTCATCCACCATGTGAAGAACTCTAATTTTAGTGCCAAGGTGGACAAACTAATCAATTTCGTTGCGCGCACCGACAACGGCCTTGTGTCTATTCCTAAGCTCATGTTGAAATTCCAATCTGAAATTAGCGGTATGCGTGAGCTGAAGGAAATCATTACGTATGCCCAGGCACGCGGAACTATTCAGGAAGTTGTAAAAGGTAAGAAGAACGACGAAAGATTCATTAAATACACGGGAGGACAGGTATGAAGATTCTGACTGAAAACTGTGATAAGCTGCCTGTTCTTGCTCAGGTTCTACTGAGGCGGGCGCTCGTGGTGTCTGGCCTATCAAAAGACGCGCATGTCGAAATCACCGATGATGTGAACGATGAGGACATTAAGATCACTCTCGGCACTGTCAAGGGTTATAAGGGTGATGCGTACAAGACGCTTTCACCTAAGCAGATTGTCACTAACCCGCAGTCTGTTCTGTTCCTCGCTCAGGCGTTGCAGTATGCCTACCTCGGTGCGGAGCAGCTGGGTCTGAAGCAAGGTGAAGACTGGGTGGTCTGGCAGGGAGAGGACATCACGTTCAAGCCTGGCACCCTGATTGCACTCGACATCGAGTCCGCAGGCGACATTGACGAAGACACTTTTGCGGCTGGCCGTATCCTGTCGATTGCACTGTGGAACGGCAAGTTCGGTGTCGTTATTCCTGAAGAACTTGCTGAGACTGACAAGGCGGCAGAGCTCATTAAGCGCCTGTGCGACACCTGTACCGTCATCTGCCACAATGGCACGTTCGACATGCCATACCTGTCGAAGCGCCTCGGTATCCGCGTGCATCATCATGAGGACACCCTGCTGATGCACTTCGTGCTCGACAATCTGGCCGGTGAGCACGGCCTGAAGCCCCTTGCCCGTCGCTGGTTGCGTGCTGAGGACTGGGACTCGGATGCGAAGTCCTACTTGAAGGGTGGAGCGTACTTCGAGAATATCCCGCGTGAAAAGCTCTATGAGTACAACTTGATGGATGTGGTGTGGACCTACAAGCTGTATGAATACTTCCTTCCGATGCTCAAGAACGGTGGAAAGTACGGCTACTACCGCTACCGTATGCAGGTCACGAAGGTTCTGAACGACGTGCAAATGAATGGTGTGGCTGTGTCGCTCGAAGCACTCGATGAACTGGAAGAAAAGTATAAGCGTCAGTGTGACGAGAACCTTGTTGTCTTGAAGCAGCACGCGGGCGAAGACTTCAACCCACAGTCACCGAAGCAGATCAAGGACTACTTCAAGTCCAAGGGTGTGTCGTCCCCGTCGTTCGACTCAGACCACTTGAAGAAGCTACGACGCGAAGGCAAGGAGACTGAGTTTATCGATGCTCTGCTTGCCTACCGCTACGCAGCTAAGGTGATTGGCTCATTCATTGCCAACGTGCGACGTAAGGTCGGTGAAGACGGACGTATTCACCCGTACTACCTGCCACATGGTGCGAAGACAGGCCGCCTGTCGGCTAAGGGGCCAGCGATTCAGACGATGGGGCGCGACAGCGGTATCAAGCGCGCCCTTGTCGCTGCGCCGGGTTGCAAGATCATCTCTTGCGACTACTCTCAGGCTGAGCTGCGTACTGTCGCTGAGCTCGCAGACGACGAGGCTATGATTGCAGCGTTCCAGCCGGGCGCGCTGGATTTCTTCGATGACCTGATGACAAAAATCTGGCCCGAAGAGTTCCCGACGATTGAAGCATACGAGGCGTTCAAGCACGAACAGCCAAAGACTGCTAAGAACCGGCGCGCACTGGTCAAAAGTATTTGCTACGGGGCCAACTACGGTCGTGGTGTCCCTGCGATTGCAACAGCCCTTGAACAACCCCTTGAAGCCGCACAACATGTCTATGATCAGTACATGGGTGCGTACTCTGGACTGCGAGACTGGCAGGCTCGGGTACGTCATAGTGTCGGACGAAAGGAAGAGGACCACGAACGCGAAACCAAGTTCGGCCTTACGTTCAATCCGTTGTTCGTGTCGGACAACAACTACAGTTCGACACAGAACGAAGCGCTCGCCTTTGTTCCACAGTCCACTGCAAACGACATCTGCCTCAACGCAGCGATCAAGATCAATGAACAGGTTGGTCAATACAGGGCTAAGCTGATTGGCCTCGTTCATGATGCGACTTATGTCGAGTGCCCGGAAGAGACAGTCGAAGAGTGCTCCAAGATGATGGAGCGCGAAATGGCTAAGGCGGCGACACTGGTCTTTAACCGTGTGCCATTTGCCGCTGAAGCAGAGGTCGGAAACAACTGGGAGGAAGTGTGACTGACTACGAGCAGGCACCTTGCTACGGACAGCCAACAGAGATATTCTATGATACGAAGCTGTACTTCCAGGTCAAGAAAATCTTTTGCTCGAACTGCCCGCTCATCGAGCAATGCCTCCAAGACTGTCTTATAGCGGAAGAAGAGGAAATAGATGGCAAGCACTACCGCTCAGGTGTTTTCGGCGGCATGTCGCCAACTGAGAGGAACAAGCACTGTGAAACAGGATACATCGTACTGAGTGATGATTGGATGGAACGAAATGACAACAGTAATAGCAATTGACCCCGGTGTCAACACCGGCCTCGTTGTGGCCCGTGTCGAAGAAGAGGTGGAGATTCTACACTTCGACCAGTTCATCTGTGCGACACACACTGAGACGGCAGAACTCATCAAGCACTACCTTGACGAGTACCCACAAGCTACTGTCGTAGCTGAACAGTTCGACCTGCGACCATCCAACAAGTTCACTGCGGACCTTACCCCTGTGAAAGTTAACGCAATCCTTGACTGGTTTGTCGATGACATCCACTACCAGACACCTGCTCAAGCCAAGGGCCTGGTCAAGGATGCGACACTGAAGAACCTGGGGTGGTGGCTCACCGGTAAGGATGTGAACTACAAGGACGCAAACGATGTGAGAGACGCATTTCGACACCTTGTGTACTACCTTGTTCACGGGCTGAAACACAAATGGACACTCGACAACGGATGGCCCAGATAACGAAAACCCCTCTGCTAGGAAAGGAGAACTAGCAGAGGGGTTTCTGTACCTCACACCCAACAACACCCACACGGAGGTGAATAATTGTCACTGACAATTATAGCACATCAACCGATCTTTGTCGCCTGAACAGTCAAGCCACCCCAGCCGATGTTAGAAGCAGGGTTACACGCAACACGAACAGACACTTGAACGTTCTTGGGGGCGGACACATACTTAGCTACAGGCCCCATGCCAACAAACATGATATTGCCATTATTGGTGTATGTGTTATACGTGCCCATGTTCTTCTCAACACTATCGACACCCATAAACACGTCAATGTACGCATTTGCCGCGTTGTCATCATTCGCAATTGTCATATGAGCTGATACAAGCCACACACCCGCCTTTGGCAGGTTCAGTGTTTGAGAGATTGGATTGTTAGAGCCACCGGTATTGTACCTCCGAAACGTGGTGTAACTCGCGTTATTGTTTACAAAATCTGTTTCGACAGCCCCGCCAAAAATCTTGGTAAGCCTGTCATTAGAGTGCATGTAGAGAACACCTTCATCCACTCGATAGACAAGAGTATCAACAGCCTGTGTAGCGGTCTCCTTGATAGCCGCGAGCTTCGATGACATAGTTTGACTATTGTTAGCAAAAATCACACGACCGTCTTGGAGACCCTTAACAACCTCGGACACACTATTAAAGCCAAGGTTCATAAACGCTGGCCAAGACTGGACCACATCACTGTCGCTGTAAGTCCAAATCTTCTGCTTGTTGACTGGCATCTTAATACCTCACTCCCGCTACGACCACCTCTAGGTAAGAATTATTGTGGTCACTTGCTAGATTATCTAAAATGTTCCAACCTCTTAACGATAGTTGGGCCACTGGACTTGGATTGTCCGAGTAGTTAAGTACCATTGTATATGAAAACGAACCAACCAGGATTCGACCTCTCCCAACAATAGTAGTAAAGGGCACCCCATACTTACCATCAATACTTGTTACCAGCTCGAAGTCGCCTGGAAGAACTTGAGCACCATTTAGTAGTGGAACGGAAAAGCTACCAGATATACTTACTGACATATATGAACCAGACATATCCCAACTAATCGGGTAAGACCAAATCACAGGATTGCTTGATACTTGATTGTCCGGCAAGATAAGGTTTGTCTTATAGTCCCTGTGAACAAATGGCTGTGCAACACCATTTATGGCTCGTTCACTGGTTAGAGACGATATGGAGTTAGTTGTGTTGCCAATCTGACTTTCGGCTAGGCGTAACCTAGACTCCAAGCTGGCAATACGCTTGTCGATGTCAGTTCCCCATGCTTGTGAAGGGGCCGGAAGATTATGGCGCACGATGTGTGTATCCTTTCAATGATAGTTGTCCAAGCGTAACACCCTTAGGTGTCTCCAAATCCATAACTCGGGGCCTGTCGAACAAAACAGCTAGGTCACTGACCTTAGTGTAAGGTTCGCACGTTGCTTGCACACCACTAGGGCCATACTGAACGTTAGTAATCGTCCAAACAAACCTATCAAACACCACGCACGACCCTGCCAATCGACCAAAAACCTGTGGTTTATCGGTTACAGGTTTGAGTGCCACAAAAGCAGTTAAGTCATCCATGATCTTCTTCATGGTCGTACCTTTAGCCCATTTCGCAGTAGCCTTCTGGGGTAGCGGAGAACCGGTAAACTCTGTGATGTCCGACGCTACAGGCAGTGGTTGTCCAAATTGGTACTTCACATCGGTGTACGCCTCATTAAGCGGATTAGCTCCTGTCCAGTCAAGGCTAACTCGTCGCCCGAAAGCAGACTGGGCACCATACATGCACGCTTCGTAAGCCTCGTCAATTGTGTTGATAAAGGGAGACTCAATCTTAACTGGGTCCATTACAGGAGTGTAACCAGTTTGGAATACGAGGGTCTTCTTCTCGTACACAAACCCAGTCCCACAAATTTGTAGAGTGTTGTAATCAGTCTGACCATCTGACTCACCAAGGCGGAATGGGGCTAGTCGTGTGTTCGACATGCCCGTAACAATAACCTTCAACTGATTAGGCTCATCACCCAGTTCAATACGAACGTCACCACCTTCTGCGTACCACTGGGCAGGCGTAATCGGCTTGTTGTCCTTACCGACAACAGAGTACTTACTGGTGTTAAGTGAAATCCTACCGGCAGTATCTACGATACCCGGATATATATCGTTGGGCATCTTGCAGACTGGTTGCGCATAAATACTGTTGATAATTGCATCTACTTCAAGTACGAACTCTTTCGTCTCACCTGCTTCAACAGACAATACTTCACCTTTAGCAATTTGCTTAGTGATGTCGTCTTCGTAATTAAATGGAGGCCACAAAATCGTTACAGGCAATTCATTTGGATTAACCGGATCACCTGTACGCTGTTGAACGCCAGAAGGGTATGCAGCGGTACCACGGCTAAGTCGCTTAGTCATCTGGTCATCGTAATACACACACTCGATACTGCTGAATGGCTCATCAACACCAAACTCAATACTATAATCCTTAGTGTATCCCTGAAACCTGTTAAGAATTGTATGGTTCTCGAAAACAACAACGGTGTCATATATCCAAGTAATCTGATAATCCTTAGCAGATAGGAAAGACTTCAGCATTGCCCACAAATTACCTTTTCCACCAGCAAAAGATAGCTTCTTGTGATCGAACTGTGGAAGGGCATTTTCATACCCGTTTGAGAATGGGTTAGACTTATGTCTACTAGCAGCCACATAAATCTTGGGTGTTTCAGAGGTGACGTTCTTGAAAAAGTGTAGCACGACATCACCAACTGTTACGTTATATACAGGGGCAATAGACCTATCGATGTTCAGCCGATAGAAAGGGTCATTAAGCGTAGCCGACCACGCCCACGGCGTGTTCGTAATCGACCGCACAAAAGCGTGGGTACGGCCAAACCGGACATCGTCTAGGATGATTTCACGATCAATTGCCTCTGCCGCTTCGACAAAACCGGCACCACTTAGGGTGTACTCAGAGAAGCCACCAGTAGACGCAGACCTGTCGAGAGATACACAGTCTTCAACGACACCCCAGCCAGTCAGTTTATTGCCAGGAAAACCAATAGCGTTCATTACCACGACCATACCTCCTCAAGTGTGACAGAAGCAGTAAAGTGTCCACGTGCATTATTCACAGTTACAACGCGAGCTGTGCCAGGCACGACCTGCAAATTACCACCACCGGACGGATACGAGAAGTAATACTCCGATGGATTACTAATGAACTGATATCTTTGATTATATCCTTCAGTAGGTGTAACCCTCAATGCACACCATGACAGGTGGCCTTCGGTGTACGGGGACATTTCAATCTCCCAAACACCTTGTTCAATAACAGCAACCCTATTTTTCACGTTGGCTTCTACAATTGTTGGTCCCCAATTACGGTCCTTAGATGTAAACCTCCAATTAAAGGGTTGCTTGCCGTCTTCATTGCCCTTAATATAGAACTCACCAACATAGCCCTCCGGGATAGCTACACGTTCTGTATAGCTACCTGGCTTGCTAAGGCTATTACTTTCTTGACGGCCATTAAGATCACCGAAGTAGCTAGAGAACTTGTTTTGTTGGTTAAGGATGTTTGGCTTCAGAATGACACCCCTATGCCCACTATCACTGTCAAGCTCCTTCGTAGGGAACAATGCTTGCTTGCCCCAGTCGTTAAATGCAAGTGGTGTCGCTGCGTAGTAGTGAAGGTATGGTAGAGACATCAACGGGGACAGCATATTGTTCATGGTGAAAGGGTCAGCATAAGTCACCCATTCACCAGTACGGTTCATAAACAAGCGACGGAAAAGATCAGCTTGTTTACGATTGAGGTATGACCAATTCAGCTCATACTTCTTATGCCCGTAGTATGAGCCTTGTATGTCGGCAAACCCGTTGAGCAGTGTTTGGACACCCTCACCAGAGTGAACATGGTCCGACGTAGGGCTTTCATCAGGTGCGGGGAACCAGCTCATGAATGAATCCCCGACACTGAAGAAGACCTCTCTCGTTGCACAACCCCTAGTAGACACCCCTATTACCATACCCTTCGTTCGTGTGGTTGATATTGCGGCTAATCGCTTGTCCGTCCAGCATGACTGACATCGAAACAGCCTTCACCAACTGATTAAACTGCGCTGGGTTAATTGTAACAAGATCAGAACCCGCACTCACTTGATAAACACCACCAGCCGAAACAGGCACCTGCATCGTGTTCAGCGCGTTCATGAAACCCTTGCCGTAGAAATCGACAGCGGGCTGGCTAATCACGTACTCGCCGCTACGGACACGGAACATACCCTTACCGTCCGTAGCCATGAGGTTGTCGGCCTTTGGGTTAGCTGGGGGACGACCAGGCAACAAGCCGCCGCCAGCGAAACCAGGAATGCTGTTAGCCTTCGACAGCAGACCACCTGTGTAGAGTGTGCCAAGGTTCTTACCAGATCTACTACGGACAGTTCCACCATTACCAGGGTTGTAGAACGCCCTATTGAGTGCAGCTCTGTAAGAGGTCTCATCAATCTGGTACCTAATCCTGACATTGATCTCGCTTTGGCTAGGTCGCACGGGGACAGTCACAGGGTCAGCGTGGATGCTATCAATCGCATCCTGAGTCGTACCAACAGTGCCGTTATCGGTCACATGCTCCTTCACCTCACGAGGAACCTGGCCGATTGTCGCAGTCAACCCGTCAAACGCACCGGCCAGCTCAGTAACTTCACCCTGGTTGAACCCAAGCTGAGTAACCTGGTCGATAAACTGGCGCTTCAGGGATTGCGTGTACGCCTCGATCTCCTGTGTCGAGTGACCAGCAGCGGCGTAAGCCTCAATCAGACCAATCATCTGAGACTGCAACGACCGCAAAGCCTCGCGGTTAGCAATAGCAGCCTCCGTGTAGCCCTTCAGCGCAAACTGCCCGGCTTGAAGGGTTGCAATCTCCTTGTCGTTATCAGCAATCTTCGACTGGCCTTCACTGATCTTCTGCTTAGCTTCGTCAATATCAACCTGAGTAGACTGTGCGCGCTCAGTGTCGCCATACTTCAAGGCGACAGCATGGAAGAACTCAGCATCATGAAGTTCCTGCTCGTTCTTCCGCATGTCGGAGGCAAGTTTCTCGTTCTCCTTGCGAAGATCACTCACCTTCTTGGTCGTGTTCTCTACGTCCTTACGCAAAGAATTAAGACCCTTATGGTAATTATCCTGCGCAGTCGTCGAGCGCCACCAAGTAGTGAGCGCCTTGTCGAGCGCAGACTTCAGACGGCTAAGGAAGTCCTCGAAAATCTCGGCTGCGGTCTTCGTTTCCTTACGAGCACGAGACGCACCACCACCTCCACCAGAACGAGGTGAACGGCCGCCACCCCCACCACCGGAGCGAGACGGCTTAGCGCGGAAGTTGTTGCCGCTAAACGCCGATGCACCATTGTTGCGGTTAGCAAAGGTGGGCATACGAATCTTGGACTTCTGACCCGCAGTGTACGAACCCTTGCCAGTCTTCGACTTAGAGCCACCAATAGCGCCTAAGTAGCCCTGAATCGACTTCCAGATAGCCTGCACCTTGCCAAGGAACCCTTGAGCCTGCGACACAGCCTGAGCCGCGTTATCAACCATCTGACCAAGCGACGCATCCGTAGCAGAATGGTCAACCTCGCCGGACTGATACGGCTGAGCGATAATCGCGGCCATAGTATCCCGCTGCTGCTCGAACTGGCTCATGTCGAAACCCTGAGCAGCAAGGAAGTCAATGGTGTCCTGAATCGAGTTCTGCGCGTACTGATACGCCTCTTCGCCGGTCAGACCCATTTCCTCAATACCCGCAGCGGCGGCGTTACCCATCTTCTCGAAGTAATCCGAGATAGCAGCAATGTTCGCCTGACCGTCTGGGCTGTTCGGGTCCATCGACGTACCATGCTCCTGCATGGACTCGTACACCTGCTGCAACGACGAATCGAGAGCAGCAGCCGCGTCTGTCGAAGAGAACATCTCGTCAAGAACAGAGCGAATAGCTTCGGCCATGCTATGAAACTCGCCCTTAGCGTCGCCAATCTTCAGACCAGCCCCCTCTGCCGCGTCGCCGGTCTCTTCGACACCCTGGGCGAACAGCTGAGCGTCATTCAGCGCATCCTGCATAGCGCCACCGACACCTTCAGTCTGGCTCTTCAACCCATTGAGCGCGTCAATCTGGTCATAATAAGGCTTAGTTTCCCAATAGGCCGTACCCATTGTTGGCCTGAAATCAACACCTGTAACTTCGGTTTTCCTGGCCTCAATTTGAGCAATAAACTCATCGACGTAAGCATTAGCAGCGTCACGGCCACCACCCTGAGCCTTAGAAGTAGTAGCCAATTTAATGTACTTCTGATACGAGAAGCCCATGTCAACCAAAGCCTGCTTGGTTTCCTTCGACATGCTCTTAAAAGCATCAGAACCTTGAACGGCATCTCGGATCAAAGCCTGGGTATGCTCACCAATCTTCAGGGTAGAGTAGCCCATAGCTTCGGCCTGCTCGTGAGTAGCCTGAACAACTTGACCAGACTTATCCACGTAATAACCAAGCGCCTGACCGTTAGCAGTCAGAACTTCACCATTCTGCTCAATCGTAGCGTTCAGTTCAGTAAAGCTAGTCTGAGTACCATCTCCAACTTCCTTCGTATCCTGAGCCAAAGCGTTCAAGATAGCCGAAGAACCACCCACAGCGTTCTTAAACGTGTCGGCCTTAGCCGACGCATCCTGGAACGAATCAGCCAAATAGGTAGCACCGACTGATACAGCAGTCAAAGCGAGGGAAATACCAATACCCCAAGGCCCACCAAACATCGACAACAAGCCAGAACCAACAGCAGACACCTTAGACAGAGCGCCCACAGCCTGACCAGCACTCGACGCAACCTGAGCGCCAGCAGCCGCAGCAGATGCAGCCTGAGCGGCGCTCTGAGCTCCCTTCGCAGCAGCAGCCTTACCAGCCGCAGCAGCCACCATGTTATCCGCAGCAGCAAGACGTTGATTAGCCGCAGCAGCCGCGTTAGCGGTACCAATGTTCGATGCAAGCGCTGAGTCATACGCGACGGTAGCCGTCTGAGCCTGACGAATAGCCTGCCACACAACGCTCCACGAGGCTTTCTGCGCGCCTGTCGCCTGCAACATACGGTTCTGCATCTGCAAGTACGTAGCCGACATCGACACAGCCGCAGCCTTCGCAGCCATGAGACCCACACGCACTGTCGCCACAGCCGCGAGCGCACCAACAAACGCCTGAATAGGGGCAGGCAACTTAGCGAAAGCGTTAACGACACCCGTCGCAAGCGTGATAAGTAGCTTGAACGGCACCATGAAGCTAGAGTTCATAGCCGCGCCCGCGTTCTGCAAGGCATGCTGGAAAGCCTGAATCTTAGCCGACAGGGTATCCATGATGATACCCATCGACTCATCAATGAACGTCGTGCCCTTAGAAGCCCTCTCAGCCTCCTTCAACTGCTCAACATACAATCCAACACTGTTCGACATACGGGACAGCAATTCAACGTCACGTACGTTCTTGAAGCCCAAGTCCTTAATCGCCTGAGCCTTCTCAACCTTGTCGCCAATACCAGCAAGGTTCTGCAAGATACCTTGGAACACCTTGTTCGGGTCGTCACGCCACAACTTCTGGAACTCAGCGTCAGTCACACCGACAGCCTGGGCATAGGTGTGCATCTTCTCGCCGCCCTCAGCAGCGGCAGCATTGATCGAGTTGAAGATACGCTGAAGCGAGCCGCGCGCCCATTCCTTCGGGATAGCGAGCGACGATAACGTAGACGACAGGGCAAGAATCTCATTCTGAGTAAAGCCAGCCGACTTACCTTGAGCAGCAATCGACACAGCCATGTTAGCGATCTCAGGCTCAGTCGCCACGGACTTCGCACCAAGATCAGCAATCTGGTTAGCGAGGACCGCGTATCCGTCACCCTTACCAGGTGCCGACTCTTGCAGCTCGCCCATCATCTCACCGAAGCGGCCAAACGCGGTAGAAGCCGATTCAACTTCCATGCCGGTCACGGTAGAGAACTCAGCGACAGCCTTCGTAAAGTCCTTCAACTTATTTGTCGGAATATTCATCTGCGCACCAAGCGTACCGATCTTCGACAGATCAGCAAAAGATGTGGTGGTCTTCGTGGACAGTTCCGTGTAAGCACTCTTCAGTTCACTAAGTGACCTTGTCGTGCCCTGAGCGGTACGCTCCACGTCAGCAAACGCGCGCTCCTGCGCAATACCGGCCTGAGCAGCAGCAGACACCACACGACCAATACCAGCCGTGATAGCGCCGTAATACACGGCCATGTCGCGCGCAGCATAACGGACGTTCTCAATCGCCTTCTCACTCACACGAGCGTTATTGCGCGCAGTACTAGCATCCGAGCGAATAGCCTGACGCTTAGTCAGCTCTTCCTCACGGATACGAGCACGCTCAGTACGAGCCGCTTCAGCCTCACGAGCAGCACCAATGCGCGCAGATGCACTAGCAACAGCCGCTTCACGCTTAGCCTCAGCAGAAGCCGTCGTTGCAGCAGCCCTGATCTCTGCCTGCTCCAAAGTAGTAAGCGCCTGAATCTCAGCAAGGCGAGCAGCCTCATTACCCTTCGTCTTTACCAGGTTACGCTCGTCCCGACCCTTCTGCCTCTGCAAAGGAATAGCGTTATCCTCACGCTTCACAGATGCCTGCGCACGCAGCTTTTCAGCCTGAGCCTCAGTCTTACGCGCTTGCGACTGATTAAGTTGTGCCTGGGCCTTCTTCGCCTTATTCTCAGCCTCAGCCATAGCATTAGACGCAGAAGCCACCTCACGCATAGCTGAGGCAGTATCCCTCAGCTTAGCGATATGATCCTTGCTCAGGTTGTTCATCGTGCGAGTCTCACGGATGAACTGTCGATACGCCGATACAGCCTTATCGACACCCGCCGACAGATCAGCCTTACTCGCGTCCCCAGCAGCCTTATTCAACGAGCCAAGCGCATCTGCCACAGACTTCAGTGCGGATGCAGAGTCCTTCAGATTCCTTACCTTCGAGCTGTCAAGCTGCAAAGAATCAAGAACAGAACCACCACGGCCAGAGGGTGTCTTCAGTGCAGCGACAGCACTCTGAAGCGAACCAATCTGCTTTTCCAGAGCACCAATGCTCTGGGCGGCCCTATCCGCACCAGCAGCGTTAACGTCAATGTCGATCTTGATTGACTCATCTGCCATGTCTTAATCCTCTACATAGAAATGTCCCTGGTACCACTCCAATGATACCAGGGACAGTTCCTACCTAACTTGCTCAAGCGCTTCAAGAGGTGAAGGCATTGGCTCTTTCGTACCGTCCGAATACTCGACAGTACTCATCACCGTGTATGTGCTTTCACCCGGCTTGGTTTCCTTCGCGTGCTCACGATGACGATCAAGCTCAGCACACGAATAACATGTAGAAGTCTCCACATGGAATTCAATTGCACTATGCTCACTACGACCGTACCAGAGCGGCGTACCGCACTTGTTGCACAGACTATCAAGATAGTATTGATAACCGGCAGCCAAAGCAATATCCAAGTTAGTGTATTCAGTTTGATCTATCGGCTCCGAGTCAAGCTCATCACCAATAAACACAGGCACCATGCGAGCAAACATACCATGAGCGCCTGTGAACAGTGTCGGGGGCTTACTCTCCGCTCTCGCCGTCTTCAGCAGAAGAATCATCCACTGGTTCTCCTGCTTGCTCAGCTCCGTCCCCACGAAACGTAGGGTCACTGATCGCCTCCGACACGACAGCGCCGAGGTCTTGTGCGTCCCTCCATGTACCACAGATTTGCACCCACAGGAACTCAGGCAGATGACCACGCAACTCTGCAGCCTCATCATCCGACAAGCTATTCTTCGACTCACCAGTCTCATTGTCGATAATCTCGACACAGGCGCGGGCAATAACATACTCCATCATCCGGTCTTCACGCTCAATTTCAATAACAGCCTTTTCTTCGGCGCTCTTGTTCTTCATGGAGAAGAATGGGTCTTCCCACACCTTACGCTTCAGCACGTAAAGTTCCTTGTTCGACAGCGCGCGCAGACGCAAGGTAATCGTCTCCTTACGAAGCGCCTCAAGCTCTTCTTGCAGCTCGACACCTGGCGAGGTGTCGGTGATAGAACGAGACATTGGTGCCTCGTGCAACTGCGCGGTCTTAGCGATCTCGATCAGTTGGGCGAAACGCTCAGCGTTTTCGGTATTCAACGGCACGTCAATAGCCTTGACCGTAGGCTTGATAGACGAGATAATCTTAGACAACTCAAAAGCCATGATGTCTACTCCAATCAGATAAAAGAATACCCCCGCACCGGAGGTACGAGGGTATTCTATCAGAACCGATCAGGCAGTGACAGCCTTGTTCAGCTCCATAAAGCCTTGTGGCAAGAACGGGACGGTGAACTGAATCGGCTTATCGCCGTCGCCCAGCTCGTCCTTCGGGTTATCCGGAACGACCTTAAAGGCCGACAGCTCCATACCAGCTTCGACAGGGGTGCCCTGTCGGAAGCCAATGCGCTGCACAAGATAGCCTTCCTTAATTCCGTCAAGCGTGCCACGCTTGAAGAGCTGGAACGCCTTGTCGTAGACGGAGGTGTTACCCGCCGCCTTCTGACCAGCCGCGATAGCCTCACGGAAGAACGTCAGCGAAGCCTCGTAGTTGGCAATGGTCGGGGTCTTCGCGTTACCAGAATCACAAATGGTACGCGAATCGTCCGTGTCGCTATCCGTAGCGCCGAGCGTCATACCAGCTGCGATTGCGCAGCTGATATCAACAGCCTTCGGCGTGCCACCCGTATAGGTCGCAGCCTTAAAAAGGTCATCGGTAGTCGTAATAGCATCAGCCGGAACCCACCAAATAGTGGTGTTCGGCGACAACATCTTGGGCATCAGTCTTCCTCCTTCTTGGAAGTGTCATTGTCGTCTTCAATAATATCATCTACACCACAGCACTTAGGCTGTGTGATGGGCGTATCGTCATCAACGATGTCGTACATGTCCGGCAGAACAGCCAGCTCCGCTTCAGACTTCTCACACACAATGCCTGTGTGCCTGTTACGAACACGCATAATTAGTCCCCTCTGTCTAGGTTCACGTAAAAACTCATATTTCGCTGATAGATCGTAGGACGCAATGTAGAATCAAAATCGCTGTCAGTACCAACCGACGCAGCAATATTGACACCGTTAGACCCTTCAATCAATACAACCCCAATGAGCTTTTCTTTCACAACCGACACAAGCCGATTGAGAAGCTTCTTATCTTCACTATACACATCAATCTGGAATGGATGCTCGTACACATCCTGAGCATGGCCACCTAGTGACATGTACTCTTCTAGCTGTCGGTTAATCTCAGCACCACCGTGATACACGATGTACAGCGGAACGCGCACATCACGAGCAAATGAATCAAAAACCTCAATGCCTTTGATCGTGCGCAAAAGAGCCAGGCAAGCCTCGTCAAACTCTAGAGTCCGGTCCTTCACTTCAGCCTCCCATAGAACTCTTCACGGAACACAGCTGTTACACGAGGCAAATACTTAGCCGGGGTAATGCCCCTCTTCGCGCTATCACCACGAGGCTTGCCACGCAAACCAGAACGAAGATAGCCAGTCGTACGCCTACTATGCGTACCATTTTCCTGCCACGCATAGTATGGCTTGTCCTTATCCCACTTGTGCCAGCCAATCTCAACGACCTTGCCACCCTTAGAGGCATCGACACTGAACGTCTCCTGCATATAGCCTGTATCGACACGCCTAGGATCAGTCCCAATCAGCGCGCGCCCATACGCAGTAGATGCAGCAGCGGCAGCCTTAGCAGCCGCATCAACCTTCTTCCACGCAGCGTCGATGATCTTCTTCTTCGCCTTCGCAGCAACACCATAACGATCAGACTCGACCGAGACCTTAATGCCGGCAACACGACCGTCGTAGCGTACAGTCTTCTTTGTCCTAGTCATGAGCAGTATCCCCCGTTTCGACATCACACAAAAGCGTAACCTGCCAATTAAGAGTATCTATCTGAGCGTTACGGACAATCAACTTCAAGCCCTCCACGCGAGTATCAGCTGGCATTTCGTCAATCTGTACACGCATACCCTCAGCAAACGACACACGCTGGGAAGGATCACCCCACAAGTCCCGTGGCACAAGTTCGTTCTTATCAAGATGCAACAGCTGAACACGGTACGCATGAGCACCTGTGACCTCGCCAGCCCACTCACGATTGCGGGCACGCCAGTCAACGTTAGGAGTCACGTTCGCCCAACCAGTCCACACAGGACCATTTGGCTTAGCCGACAGCCCATCCTCGGCAGTCCAGTCATACGATACGGTATCTGATGTTTTGTACACGGCCACCTTCGTATTAGCCAACAACTGCAAAGGATAATATGAAGCGTACATAAACAACGGGTGGATATTAGGATCAATCGACAAACCCATCAGAAGTTCACCACCCAATCAACCGGCTCAAACGTAGGATGCACAACATCGAAACAAAGGTTGCTGATTTCATCCTCACGAGCCGACGCACGCAACTGCCTAGCACGACCGACAATCGCAGACAACAACTTCGCGCCGTCCGTCTGCTTGTCGTCCGTCTTTAGAACAAGCAGCTGCAACGACTTGTCCATGCCGATAGCATCACAAGCGTCAGCAGCAGCCAACTTTACGTTACCACCATTAACAGCGAGAAGCGCACCAATCTCCTCGTCAGTAAACAAGTAACGAGGCTCCTTACGAAGATCACGCAAGTCCTCCAACTTACGCAAATCTGGAATAAGGACACGCACCTGTCCAATAGGGGAAGTAAAATCAATCTCGCTCATAAAACCTAGTATAGCAAGGCCCGCAGCCTAGAGGTTAACTAAGCTGCGGGCCTTACGATAACTACGCTATCAGGCTCCGTTGGAACCAATGATACCGTCGTAGTTGACGATGCCAGCACCGACAATTTGCCGGATACGGACCTCAGCATCGTCGTTGTCGAACGAGCCCTCGCGGTAATCGACAGCCCTGCCACCAAGCAGAACACCAGTCGCGTTGTGAACGCGGAGCTCCGGGTTCTCACGGCCTCGCATAGAAGTCTTGACAAGGGTCTGCTTAGCAGCAGTCTTGCCACCCTTGGGCAGCAGCACCCACGCCTTCTCGCCACCGAGTAGGCCAACGAGATCGGACGAGACAACCTCGATGTCCGACACCGGGTTAGCCATGTAATACTTGTCCTTACCATTGGTGCGCTCAATCTGAGTGATGCGAATGTAGTTCTTCGCAACCTCAGCAAGAGCAGGAGCACAGAGCAGGACAAAGCCGTTGGGCACAGTGACGATGCGGCCATTGTGCTTCGTGTTGAGCGCTTGGAAGCGTGCAGCAGCCAGCGAATCGAGCGTCAAAGGCACCGCACCGGCAGAGCCAGTAGCAGCACCCTTGATCTCATCCGGCACCTCCGACAGATCGAGCTGCGTACCATTAGCAGCAGAGAACACGTCGGCACGCAGTGCCTTCGTGGCGGGGTCAAACAGCTGAAGGAGGACCAGAACATCCTCAGTGCGTGCAGCCAGTTCTCCCGCGTCACTGGGGAACCGCTCGATGACGTTCCACTGATCGTTGACGAACGCCTCAAAGGAGAACTGGACACGAGCACCATGCTTGGATGTTTCGATGAAACGTCCGTTCGCGACATAACGCATCGTCGGGTAGGGCGTCAGCTCCGGCACGTGAGGGAGAGTGCCTTGGACATGGGTAAAACCACCGTTGTCGATAGGAGCCGAAGTAATATCGGACTCTAGCGACATATAGGCCGCTGGGCGGAAGTCCGTCAACAGTTCCTTCTGAGCGATCTTATTCCAAATCGTCTCAGTGTTCTTGTAAACGTCCTCGAAGCGGACGTTTGCTGCGTTAATGAACATCGGCGCGAGCTGATCGGAGGTGATAGCCTCCTTCAGACGAGCCTGGTCGATGCGGTTGCCTGCAAGGGCCTCCGACAGGCAGGTGTTGAACTCTTCTTGGTTCTTGAAACGCATTATTACCCCTATCAGGCGATCTTAGCAGGGGCCAGAACAACCTGGCACTTACGAGTCTCGGTGCTACTACCAAGAACGGGGGATGCTTCCTTCAGCCAACCGAGCACGACATCACCATCAGCCTTGGTAGTCGTGATCTCAGGTCGGGTTCCAGCACCCGTAGCCCCCTTCAGATAAACAGGAACACCTGCATCACCTTCACTAGGGCTAACCTTAACCATCAGCTCAAACACGCCACCCTTGACGCGGACGGATGCATAGCCAGGACCATTCAGTCCATAGGTCGGCTTCGTCATGACAGCATAGGCGCTGTCATACGTCTGACCAGTCTTAGGGGCAACCTTCGTCTGAAGGATACCCGCGATACCGTTCTCCTTGTTGATGACAACAGGATCACCTGGGTTCAGATGAGCCTGCTTGTCATTGATAGCCAGCGAGAGAATATCGCTGTACTCGAAAATCTGGTTGTCAGCAACAACCGGGACTGTGAACTTATTGATAGCCATATCAGGCCCAACCAATCTTCTTGTAAGACTCCTTGAGGGAGTTAGCTTCATCGACAACAGGGGTAGCTGTAGCAGCCACAGCCTCCTTCAGATATGCACGCTCAGCTTCAAGAGCTGCGTCCACTTCCGCACCATTCTTCACAGCCTCGCGAACACGAGCGGCAGCCGCCTCCGGCAGACCAGACTCGGCAATCTTCTTACCAGCAACAATAGCCGAATCAACATCGATAGATGCCTCTTCAACCTTTTCAGCTGGTTCCTCCACCTTGGCCTCTTCAATAGAAGCAATCACAGAATCGAGCTTAGAGCCAATGGCTTCAATAAGAGAAGCCACCTCACCCTTAAACTCATTGAACTTGGACTCGTCCACAGTTCCCTCCTTAGTAATAGAGTTGTTCCTATCTGATTCTAGCAGATCAATAATAGCGCCGCCTGCCCCCGGCGCGGTAACAAAGTCAACTGATCGAACACCAGAGAAAACAGGAACAACACCTGTTTCCGCAATAGGATCATTACACCAGGCGTTAATGGAAACACCGATATGCTCCCACTTATCCTTAATAAGCTCATTCACGCCCGAAAACACCTTACACACCGTGTAAAGCGCCCCATCCTCGCCGACAGTAGCATCTTCAAGGAACACACCAGCATAGTCACGAATAGACCGCTCTGGGCGCTCCCACTCTTCAGTCTCTGTAGGGTGGTCAATAAACATTTCCGTGCCCGCCTTAAACAAAGGCGCAGACTCAGCCAAGTTCTCAGCAGTATAAATACCACTCGAACCCTGGCCGGGCACGATGATTCTGATGCGGTACTTGCCCTCACCAAGAGACTCAGTACCAGCAGCAGCCGTAGACTCGTGCAACTTATGCATCGGTCCCCCTATCTCGGTTATCATTTGTTCCATCAGACATTGGTCCGACACCAGTCGCACGCCCGTCTTCATCACTCTTCGTCGTTGTCGAATCTTCCTCGCCTTCATCCTCAGAAGGCAACTCAGGCAAATCTTCCAACGGCAAAGACCCAGCAATCTTCAACAACTGTAACACGCCAGAACGCATTTCAATCTGATGCAACGCACCATTCTGATATGCAAGAGTCAAAGACTGGATACGGCGGTGCGTCTGGTCATTATTAATCGAACCATACTCGATCTGCACCTTAATGCCGAGAGCCAGCGCAATCTCATTCAACATGTCGATATGCAACTGACGACGCAATTCCAACGCCTTAAACGTTGGGTCTTCAAGAGCAGTCTCAGCGCCCTGTCGGCCACCAGCCGAGCCATCCGTCAGCAGCACCGACAAGGGGATATCTAGGGCCGCCGACACCATAGCCGCGAGAGGTGTACCCGCCGAGAAATCGACACCCGCGCCGGCCTTGTTAATCGCCTGAATGTCCTGCCCGGCACCAATCGAAGCAGTACCACCGACACCAGGACCGGGCATACGAGCCATAACCGCCTGCTGCTGCTTAGCATTGACACTCGTCGCCTTAAATGCCAGCTTTGCCAGTGACTTCTCCATGAGGTGAGCAATTTCCAGATGCTCCTTGTACCTCTGGGCGTAAGACATGGCGCTCATCAGATCAGGCTTGCCGTAGTGCTCGGCAGCAAGCCTGTTCACTGTCGCGTACACAGCAGTCAGACGATGATTCACCTTGTAGTTAGTCGCATTGATCTTCACACCTGCCCGGTCCCACAGCATGTACCACTGAGGTTGACCGTTTTCGACCGGGTTGATCAGGAGCGCGACGACATCACCTGTCGCATCATCAGTAGCCACACCCGCGAGACGCATCAACGGAACAGGCGAGACAGTCTTCGTTGCCTTGTCGATCAAGTAGATGACACAACCATCCGTGTTGAAAGACTGCTCATCACGAACACGCGCCTGAACACTAAAACACGCCTTAGAGTTCTCGTCAATTACCTTACGAGAAGGACGGGTCATACCCTTGTAGACAACAGGGTCGCCCCACATGTACGCATTACGCACAACAAGGCCGCGCTTAACAATCGGATTAAGCGTAGCCAAACGGCGTGCACGCGCAGAGTGGTCTCGAATAACATCAAGAGTAATCACCGAATCAGCGCCTTCGGCAGCTGACAAAGGCAACCAGCCAATATCCTCCTGTCGAAGACGCGCAAGGGACTGAGAGAATGCCCCTAGAGCTTCTTGAAACCTCTGTTCATACTTCATACAACAAGCCTATCATGCTAGAAATACAGATAATGCGTCCTCAAACTCGAAGTCAAATAGCTCATCAGTATCCAACAGGTCATCCGGCGAAAAGTACTGGCCTTCAGAGTCCCCAGCCATAATCGCGTCAATGTTCTGATATGCATAAATGACAGCATCAAGAACGTCAGGAGACTTCACCTTGCGCTTGCGCATGTTTTCCTTCGATTCAATGAGCAATGCGGACCCACGATACTCGTACTTAATCGAAGCAATCTCTTTGTATAGTTCCTCATCGTCAGGAAGGTACACACGCCCATCAGCGACAGCCTTAGCGAACTGATCGTACATAGCCGCGCGATAGTTGTACCACTTCGTGCTATCCCCGGACTTCGCGTTGCCATGAATACCGACGACGGAAATGTTTGCTGGCACGAAATTGTAGATGCTATCCAGCACAGATGCACCGACACCGATAGCGTCAATACGAATCTCGACAGCCCCCAGCTCAGTAGCAAGCTCACCAACCTTACGAGCAAGCTCAGGACCGTTCAACCCCTGGTAACGCCCATGAATCTGGATGTAGCCACCCTGGTTAGACACGATCACGGAACTGTCGGAACCATAACGAGCAACGTCAACACCAATAACAATCGGCATACCCTCATCCGGCTCCGAAGTGTCGTAAGCCTCCATAGACTGCATGACACGCCCCATGTTGAACAGACCATCATCAGACACGTCAGGGAACTCACCGAGGACACGTGCGACGAAACGGGGGTCATCCTCGCCCCATTCCTTCTTACGGGCCTCAACCCAGTCAACCTGCACAAGACGGGTCGCAACTTCGACGGGTACAACTTCACCTGTGAAGTTTGGTGTGTCGTATGCACCGAACTGGATAATGTTCCATGAGCGCTCTTCAGGCTTCAGGCGCATCTCACGCTTGTAGACCTCAGCCATGTAACAGGAGGGGTCGTTAGGGTTCGCGATAGCAAGGATGCGGGCAAACTTGTTTGTCGTGATAGCGTCGGCAGCGGTGAAGATTTCCTTGGAGATGCCACCCGCCTCGTCCATGATGACGAGAACATACTGGTCGTGGACACCCTGAAAGCCCGACTCGTCCTTATCGTCTGGCTTCATACCAAAGGCGATAGGGTCTTGTCGATCCCCCATCTTCCACGTCGCATCGGCGTTAACCTTTCCACCGATGCCGGCATCAGCCTTCACGCGGGGAATCTCTTTCCACAGGACGTTGCGGACCTGTTTCCAGTTTGTCGCCGTGGTGACAACCGTCGTGTCATCGACAGGGTGCGTATCTACCCACCAGTTAACGAGCATTGCAGAGAGTCGGCTGTTGTGGGTTGGCACCATGTGCTCACCCACCAGGTACATATGACTCTCCGAGTCCACCTCAATACACTGGGTTGGCTCAGTCGGCACCGGCACGACATCGACAATGGTACGCACGGTCTTGCGTGAAGCCTGAGCGTCCTGTTCTGGTCGTTCAAGACTCTTCACAGAACCAGGTGTGAAAGGGTCGAATGTCGGGTTGAACACCATACGCCAGCGGGGGCCAGCATCTTCACCATTCAGGTACGTCCGCTCCTTGGAGACAGAGCAGCGCACACCAAGGGAACGAATCAGCTCAACGACACCTGTCGCAAGCTGTTCGTTCATGAAGTCAATACCGACAGCAGTTCCAGTCTTCGTGCCAGCATTGAAGCCGTCAGTGTCCATGAGGCCACGCAGAAGATCAATCCTCTGCTCGATGGACGCACGCAGATACACCTGTGGAATATGCTTGTTGTTCAGCACACCAAGCTCACGCAGCTTAGCCCTGTAACCTTGATGAGTAAAAGCAAGACATTCAGCCGTATCTGAGTGATAAGAATACTGACGAAGCTCAATACCCTTTTCAGCGAAGATTTGCTTGATATGCTCCTTTCGCTCACCAATAGTAATACAAGGGTTGCATGAGTGACCGTCACCGAGCCACACACCAAGAACGTAGGGATCAATCAGCAGATCAGCTTCTTGTCCGACGATTGGAGCGTTAATCGGAACGTAGTGGTTAGCCTGGTTCTGCTTACCATGTCGCAGAGACGACATGATCTCCCACGTCTCACGGGTACGACCATAAGACCAGCCATTACGCCAGTCACCCTCAATACGCTTACGTGCCTCCTTAGTCTCGTTGAAGTTGAGTGTTACCCACTCATGGTTAGGCGAACAGATAAACTCTGCACCGTCATTGAAGATGACCTTCACGAGATCATGGTTCCAAATCTGTGACTTACCAGTTACCTTAGTTGGGTGTCCATACTCGTCAAGAACATAGTCCCCAACCTTGACATCACCGATAGTTGTCCATCCAGTAGGAGTAGGCAATTTTTCGGTTAACCGAAAGTCCTTGCCTACGCCGTTAGAAGTGACAACCAACGTCTTTTGGTGCTCTACAACACTGCGCGCAACTTCACGCTGCTTAGACCACATGAACAGGCCGTGGTCCTCTGCCCACTTTGCAGGGTTGTTGCGCCACACTTCAAGACGCTGAGCATCAGAGAACTGCTTAGCGACAGCCCCAAAAGGCAGCATCAGTCACCCTCCATCTCAACAGTAGCCTCAAGTAGCGCAGCAGGCTTCGACACAGCCTGAGCAAACCAATCGGCCTTATTAGTCTCCAACATCTTCTTAGCCTTCGGTGCCAGGTGTGGGTACATGAGCGCAGTGAACTCTTCAAGCACTTGGTTTGTGTACGACACCATGACACTCACCTGCTTCTCTTCGATCACACGAATCTCATGCGTCACAGTCTGACGCTTCAAGTTCGCAACTTCAGAGATTTCACGAAGAACGGCAAGAACAGCTTGGAGGTTTTGCCCCCAATTGCCCTTCTCGTCAGCAAGGCCAAACATCTCGATTTGCGAGTAGGCCATATCGACCAGTGCATCAAGCCGGTCAAGTTGCTTAATGCGCATATTGCGGGGCGACAGCTCCTGCCGGCTGTCGTAGTATGACTGCTCGATAATGAACAGTTCTTCCGACGTGAAGCCTGTTGCCTGGATGATCTTGTTACGATCAGTACCACGCTTCAGCAGCGACAAAGCCATGTCGCGCTTGCCGCGCAGCTCTGGGTCGTCACTCGTCAGCAAATCGCGCGAGCTCTTCTTGGATACCATCAAGCACCTCCTTCACAGCCTTCTGAAACTTCTGATCCAGGTACACGTAAGTACCCGCAACACCGGCAATTAGGCCAGCAGCAAGGCCGACCAAAAACCAAGCAAATAGCATCAATCCTCCTTTGGAACAGATGGCAAATCTTCAACCTTCACACCGGCCTGCACAGCCGCAACACGTACAGCATAGGCGTGCTCCTTCCACAAGAACGCCTGCGTACGCAAATCGGCCTCAAGGTCATCGCGCGCTTCTTGAATCTCTTGAGCCTTCTTGTAACGCTCAATGCACAAATCAATAATAGCCTTGATAACAAGGGTTACGGCAGAGCACACGAGGCCTACCAGTGCCGTGTTCATACGCTAACTCCTTGTTACTCACTAACGGTTGACAAGTATTCTTCCCTTGTCCTATTGTACCGTTCTTCCGCCTCTTCCAGCTTGCTCTTTGGCAGCACTCCGGGGCGATACGAGTAAGGCCACACGCGCAGAACCCGCGCAAAAAAGAACAACGCGATAATTACTGACAAAATAATAACATGGAGCGGCCAATGCACATGTGGTGTGGTCAGCACCAGTTCGTTAATCGAAATCAACATAATGCCGACAACAGATGTCAAGGCGGCGGGCCCCTCCAACCACCAAGAACCTAGCCATGCGGACGGCGCGCCCAAAACACCTGAGACGAGCATAAGAACGCCCGCAAGGACAACAACCCACGGAAGTGTCGTAACACTCGTCAAGAACCCAATACCCGTAATAGCGATAGCCGTGTAGATGACGACCATCACGGCAGTCACAGACCTTGGCTCGCTCATAGATCTCAGTAACTTCTTCATGAGGCCATTATAGCGAAAACCCCCTCACTGACATCAGCAAGGGGGTTTTCTGTAATTGTGTCACTCAGTGTCAGGAGTCCCATATACGGGGGCCGTATAGACACCGCCCGTGTGAACAGCAGCAAGAACCAGGGCAAGCAAGCCCAAGACCTTATCCAGCACATCAAGCCACTGAACCGACTGCTCAGGCGCGACAACACCATAAGCAATACCAACAGCCAGCAAGGCCGCAACAACACCATAAATTGCCTTACGCCGCTCAGGGGTAAGGACCAACCACTTAGTGCGGTCAGTAGTGAGTGCATGCTTTGGTTCAGACATTAGAACTCTCCCTTCCGCAGCGCACGCTGCATAGACTTGACTACAATCGACGGAGCATCGATTGCCTCAACACCAGCAATACCATACCACTCGCCGAGCGCGCGGATGGTCTTAGGTCCAAGAATACCGTCATCGAACACTCCAAGGCGATCCTGCATCATGCCAATGACATAAGAACCACGGACATCATCGTCATTCACGAACTCCCAACCTGACGTGCAGCCCTTCAGGATTCCACGGTTCGACGCAGGCTGCGACGCAATAGCGTCATTGTCGCCCATCACAGCCCCAAGCACACCTTGAAGCATCCCGGTGGTCTTTGCACCCCAGTATCCATCCACCTCAAGCTCAGGGTAAATATCGAGCTTTTGATCCAACGGAATACCCTCTAGTGCTTCCAAAGTCAAACGACCAGGAACACCCGTCACCTCCAACCAAGGGCGGTCAGCCTGGAAGTCACGAATAGCATCAATTGTTGCCTTATCCAGAATCCTAGTAGGCTTGATGTCATATCCATTCCTAACCAGAAGAGCTTGAATCTGCTCCATGTAGTCAGCAGTGTAATCGTACATCACATCTCCTTCTCGAAAGAGGCGAGCTTAAGAATACCATCAGTACCTTGCTCGATGGTGAGCTTGCCAATCAGTAGTTTACCACTGTCATCAAAGGCCGAACAGGCCCCATCGAGACGTGTTTGAACGATGCCGGTGGCCATAGAACCATCCTTGGTCAGGAAGTAGTCGCTGCCGTTGTACGACAGCCAACCTGTACGCATAGCGCCGTTTTCCTCAAGGAAGTACCACTTACCCTTGTCGAGCAGCCAGCCGGTCTGCATCTGGCCCTTATCGTTCAGATAGAACCAGTGCTCACCAACCTTCACCCATCCGGTCTCCATCTCACCGTAACGGCCGTCATGGACATCATGCAGGAAGTACCAGTGACCATCGACAAGCTGCCAACCGAACTGCAACCAGCCCTTCTCGTTCGCGTAATACCACTTGTCACCTACAAGGAACCAGCCGGTCTCGTAGCCACCATCAGCGTTACGGTACCACCAGCCACCATCCTGCGACACCCAGCCTTCCTTGTTGGACAGGTCAGCGTCAAGATTGTCATAGTACTGCTCCGCCTTCTCGATGTACTCGTTAGCGTACGTATCGCGCAACGAGGCAGGACACATGGTGCTGTAAAAGTCCGAATGGGGGAAGACGTTAACACGCCACTGTGGACGGCCAAGCCCATACGCTCGACACAGGGCCGCAGTCAGATGCGCGCCCGCATCAATAGTCTCCTGGCCGACATCCCATCCACCCTCGGCACCGGAGCAGTTCGCGTGCTCGATGCCAATAGACAGCTTGTTCACACCGGGGCAGTGCCACGCGGTGTCGGAGTCGTGGACATACTGAGCGATAGTGCCGTTAACATCGACGTTATAGTGCGCAGACGTACCATTGTTGCTGAAAGCCGCGTACACGCCTTGGTGGCTCATCTTGTTACCAGCGTTGTGATGGACGACAATACGGTCGATAGCATTGCCGCCGCGACCACTATCGAAGTTATCAATCCACAGGTTGTAGTCAGCAGTAAGGTCAGTCCAGCTGATCATTGTTCCTCCAATTGCTCCTAATCTCCCAAGGACCGAAGTCCTCGTACTCGGAGCTAATCATATCAGTGAACAGCCGAACACCCTCTTCCGTGACATACACCTGAAGGTAAGAAGTTTTCTTCACCCCACCATGTGTGTAGACACGGCGAACACCCATCAGCCCTTTAGCCTTTTCTGTCGGCTCGCTGATGTATCTTCCCTTCTTTAGGTACCCTTCACGTCTCAGAAACTTAATGACCTTCGTAGAGCCAATACTAGGAATCTGCTCCTTCAGGCTCTTACCGAAATCACGCAAGCTAATTTCTTCCATCACACACCATCCACATCAGTAAAGTAGTCAGCAAAAGGATTATCCTCTGGCTCGGTGAACTGCATGTTGATAGTTGCTGCCTCGGCGTCCATTGGCCGCAGAACTTCCTTCGGCTGTCGAACCGACTTGAAAATCAGCGTCCAGTCAACAGGCATGTAGTCACCCAACAAAACCATGTCCTTGAGTGTCAGGTTTCCATTCAGCAGCTTAGTGCGGTAATACTGTGCAGAAGGAGCGCCAAGCAGCTTTCCATCGTTAGTGATCGACAGGCCTGTATCTTTGAACTGACTCATCACGAGCTTACGGACGAACTCAACACGAGTGTCAATATCCTGTGGATACTCAGGAGCACGGGATGCACGGGCCTTAGCCATACGAGCACGTGCTTCTTCAAGCTTCACAGGGTCAGTAATCTTAGTCATTATTCTTCACCTCATACTTCTTCAAGAGGTCCGGTCGGAACCCAGACCAATGTTCCTTCATTTTCTCGTCTACACCCTCACGCACAACGACGACAGGGGCCTGGGAATAACCAAGCGCTCGTACAAATGCCGCTGCCGCAGCATCTTCTGTCACGTCGTAACTATTGAATGGCAGTCCGAGTGCCTTCAGCTTGCGGTACGTCGCAGAGCACTGAGGGCAGTTGGGCTTAGAGTAAACGTCAATCATTGGTTAGCCTTTCCTGTAGAACCAAAGCCACCCTTCCCCCGTTCCTTACCGGCATGGACGGGCGGCTGTGCATAGAGAGCCGACATGCTCTCTAGCTTGACAATAACAATCTGAGCGATACGCTCAAACTCTTCAAGCACGACAGGAGTGTCTCGGCTCATATTCCACAATGGAACAAGAACTTCACCCTCATACCCAGCGTCGCTGACACCGACGCCATTAGCGAGAATCAACCCCTTCTTGCTCAGGGACGAGCGTGCGAAGACGAGGCCGACAGACCCATCAGGGATATCGTGCTTATCCGGGTAGTACCCGGTTGGAACGAGAATGACCTCACCAGGGTAGATGATGATTGGCATCTTCGTGGATAGGTCAAAACCAGCATCGTTATGGTGTTGTCGTTGTGGTCGCATAATATCTCCTTATCAATATAAGTTGAGGGGGAGCCAAAGATTGTGGCTCCCCCTCACTGCGCATTATTGAATCCTGCGCAATAGGGCGGTACCCGAAAGGCGAACCCCTCAGTTACCTATTCCTGGGATCAGAGGCGCGCTGTCTCAGGCCGATCAATGGTGGTTGTTACGAAACCAGCATATCATCTCCATACAACCTCAGCGCTGCTATTGTTACGTAGAACATATGCCAGCTCTGCTGCACTAAACTTATCTCCCCAGCTCGACAACCAGTATTCTTCGTAACTTTCCGAACCCTCGATGCCGTCTTCAACACATAGGAAAAATGATGTGTCGGTTGTAATCACACAAGGGGCTTCACACTCATCAAGATAACGGACAACACCGCCATTATCAGTAAAAGAGAGGTCTGGCTTGTGCTCTTCCTCTTCCTCTTCAAGTTCGACACCTAGCTTAGGTGCGATCTTCTTCAGCAGCCTACTAGCAAGTTCATCAAGCTGTTCCTCAGTCAGCATCATTTTCTCCCTTCAGTGCCCAGTCCAGAGCTTCATTGAGTGCTTCCTCATTACTGCGGAACTCTGCGCTCCTAATGATGTCGCCCAGAAACTTTTCCCAGAATTGAATGGAAGACAAGCACCCATACTCAGGAAGCTCATCAATTTCTTCTGGTTCCTTGAACTCTACATTATGGAGCCAGGTTGTGAACATCGGCAGATTAACATCATAGACATTCATGTGTCCCCAGTCTTGATACCACCCATCGACAGTATGCATACCACCATAGGAGTCAGTGAACTCGTACGTAGGGTGATCCATCATCCCGGTCCACATACACAGCTCGCACGAGCCGTCAGTATCTTCGTATGTATTGTCTTGGTAGTCCGTAAGACGCAGCTTTATTTTGTTTCTCCTTTCTGTCGTGCTGCTACAGGACTCGAACCTGCAACCTCTGAGTCTTACTCAGCGCTCTCACCAATTTGAGCTAAGCAGCTTGCCGCCTGACCAGGGCGGCCCAGCCTTTCGGTGAGAGGTGTCTTGGTCGTGACACTTTGTGCTATAGAGCGACTCTCACCGTCAAGCGCTCCCAGACTAGGACTCGAACCTAGTCCGACAGGGCCAAAACCTGCCGTGCTGCCATTACACTATCTGGGATAAACCCAAGTAGTCCCGGAGGACACTTGGGAACTATTTATTGCAACGTCGGAATGGTGAGACTCGAACTCACGGCCCCCTGGTCCCAAACCAGGTGCGCTACCCACTGCGCTACATTCCGTTGGAGGGGGTGCTATTGACTGACGAACAAAAACCATCACACAAAATTGTCAGCCCTAGGGTGCTACCCCGCACGTGACCCCCGTCACGGCACCGGTACGTCCTCTTGGCCAAAGAGGCAGGTTTATATACCTAATCATCCAGCATCGTCCGGTGCTTGGCGGTCCCCTCGGTGAGAGTCGAACTCACACTCCTTTCGGAACTCGATTTTGAGTCGAGCGCGTCTGCCTGTTTCGCCACAAGGGGTGTGCCTCTAGGTTGGTGAAGCGACTGTTGTAGTTGAGTAACAGACCCTAGAGGCTATTCAGTTGTTATGTGTTGAGTATAGAGTAGTTTTTCTTTAACTGTCAACCCTATACTATGTGTTGTGTGTCACTCTTGAGGATCAATAATTGTCGCTGTACGGCCATCCTTATTCTCAGTAATAATATACCAGACTAGATCAAGATCATGAGCAAGATTATCCTGACCACCAAGAACATCCACCCAGTATTGATCAGTGACCTTCAGCCAAGTGCCGTGCCCATGTGTGATAATGACACTGCCTTTTACAGTGATAGCCCCGAAGTCTCGGCAATCTACGATCATAGCGCTCTCGCGCTTATTCATGCCTGAGACAAACCACACTGTCAGATCGTCAATATGCATGTTGTGCAACTTGTTATGGTTCTCGCGCGTCTGCTCGTAGAGCTCAATAAACTCATGGTTAGACATTTTTGTTTCTCCCTTCTTCGTGGCTGATGTATTTATACTAATCCACTCGGCTGCAACCTGTCAACAAGCAATGACGTGACGTGTGCCACATCATTGTGAGGGCAAAATAAAACCCCTGCACGAATTGCCACATGCAGGGGTTTTATCGGATGCTCAATCCATCTATGATCAGTCTAGCACATCAACAATTAGAAGCGCTAGACTGGTCGAGTATGAATTAAGTCACTAGCTGCTTGCGTTGTCAATGATGTCAGCGACAGGGCTCTCATCCAGAGGATAACAAGAAAGAGTTTCCTTTCGTTGTTTCCGTTACAACCAGACGTTCCAGTCTGGCTTGATCTTGTCACGCATCTCAGCGTTCGTATAGGAACCTCTAGTAGTTGGATTAGAGGGTGCCCAACAGCCATCACGAGTGAGATCAATCTTCATATAACGTTCACCCTTATAGTCTTCCACGACTGTCCCGAAAGCAAACCGATCAAATGGGATTGCCGCCTCATGAAACTTAATAATCATGGTGCCCACACTTCCCACAAGATACAATGATGGTATGTAAGGAACATGAAGAAAATTGCAGTCGCACTGTAAAGTATGGCTTCCCAATTACGCAAACGGTTGTTTGTCCAACTAAATACCAGTGCAATTATCCAAAGAATAGCAGCAATAGCACACAAGCTAGCTAGAATCAATTGCATAAGATGCTCTCCTTTCTACTTGTTTTTGATATGGATTAAAATGGATACATACTAGGACGCTTCTTGTTACTTGGTGGTTCATCAGTGTAACTAATACCCACGTAAGTAAACCAAGTGTCTGCTTTCGCCTTTGAGACACGAACATAACCGGTATCAGGCAAAGCATTCTTTATATACTCAAGAAACTCTATAACCGGGATGTACTCATCTTGATCAAACACAAGCCTCACATAGTTTTCTGGTTCAATCATGGCAGCACCTTCCAACCTTCACCGTCTCCGACAATTGCCTTCATTGTAATGTCGGATGTGCTTACATACAACGACAAGTCTGTAGCACTAGACCAAAGACCGCACATACTACTAACACTAACATGCTTCAGATAACGTTCGTCATCCGGACTAATCAGCACAGCACCAGGCGCAAGCCGATAAAAAGGAATAGACAACTCACTGAAGTTGATAATCATTCTTTAGTCTCCTTTTCTCGATATTCAATAACAGTTATCGACCGACACTCGATCTTTGATTTATACATACAATAAGCGTGTGCCTCAACACTGTCAGTAAACAACCCAACGATGCCTGGATTGTTGTCCTCGGTATCCCAAACCGCGTAAAGGGTCTTAGCGATAGCATCTGTATTCACTACCGGCTCTCCTTTGTTTCAACCAGGCGATACTTAGCAACACCCCACTGACCTCCGCCTCGGTAATAACCATAACCATAAAGACGATGCGAACCCTTCCACGCTTCACTTTCTGTCTTGTAGGCGTGAACGGAAGGCTTAGTTGACGAACCACCACCAGTCTTAATACCCCCGGGGACCTTATTGAAAATCACGTAGATTTCCTCAGCAGGTTCAACCATCAGTTCTCATCTCCGCTCGTCTGAAGGTCAATGTCAGGTAGAAGCGTCTCAGGTCGGAAGGCAACCTTGTAGTGGAACGTATCGACAGAAGCAGCGTCCATCTGCTCCACGAAGTACGTCACATTATCACTAATACCAAGGTAATGCTTCTTGTACTCACTGTCGCCAGTCTTACAGGTGACTTCCAGCTGGTTGTCTTCCTTGTCCTTTGTGATCGAGCACAAACCCTCAATCGACAGAAGGTACTTGTCCGTAATGCCATTGACAAAGACGACTCGCCGCATGACACGGAAGTTATCACTGTCATAGCTCAGGTTCCTTGATGCTGTCTCCGCTGGCGTACACGCAGCCAACGAAAGCGCCGCAGCAACAGCGGCGACAGGGGCAAGAATCTTACTCTTCTTCATCATTTTGTCTCCTTAGACGTGAACACCATAGTAAAAGACACAACCAGCAAGGCAAGCAAGAGACACACAGAGCATAATCGTGCCAGCCGCAATGACCTTAGCGCCTCAATCGTAGACCTCATCGAGCATTATCCCGAGAAGTGCCACTGCAATGCTGAGGATAAGCAGTCCAACAGCAAAAGTCAACATTACTTCTCATCTCCCTTCTTCGTAAACAGTTTCATAAAGTCGTGGTCGTCTTGGTATTCCTTCAAGAAGATGTTGTTTGCGACAGCCAGCAAGCCAATGGGCTTGATATCGTTCGCAGTATCAAGGAAGAAGTTAGTGTACTTGATAAACCGACCGTCCAGAACCGCTTCACCATTCACAGCATCCAGACACTTTTGCAATGCCTCGTTCTGTCGCTTGGCAATATCCATGATCAAAGGTTCATGGAATGCAATATCCCATGCCTCTTCCTCCAAGTAGTTATGACCCTGGATAGTGGAGATGAAGTCAGTAGTGTCCTCAGTGCTGAAAGAATCATCCGATGGGATAAACCACTCATCATATGTCTTTACAAAGCTGAATGTGCCTGTCTTGAAAAACTCTAGGTCAACAATCCAACCAGCAGGAAGCTCATTAAGAGCAGCCTCAAGAACTTCCGTGTTATGAACCAGATCAACATCGTCAGTATTAACTGTAACTAGCATTACTTATTCTCCTTTACATAACGTTCAATACTTGCAAAACCATCAAGGATGCCAAGGACATGTGGCTGCTTACTAAATGCCCCAAACCATCCCAGATCGAAGTTGCCAATAAGGCCGTCAAAGAAGCCCTGAATGTAGTCTTCCCGCCACTTCTTAAACTGCTTCTCACCAATACTGGTAATGTCAGCTTCCGACACAGTCTTGTTCAGAGCGTTCTTGTAGCCATACTCATCCGACAAGGCGACAAGCTGCACTTCTTCAAGCTTGTCGATAGCTTCCTTTTCACCGACAACTGTAAGGAAGATGTCATTCTCCGTATACGTAAGGCAGCCGAAAACGCTGGCAGTATGCTTCAAAGCCCCGCCAATAATGTCTTCCGTGTCAAAAGAGCAGTAGCCAATCTGGGCGGGATCGCCGTACTCGACACCATATTCATCCCTCAGCACGGCATTAGCAAGGACATAATCACCTCTACGGATGAGTTTAGCAGCCAATTCAATAGGGTGCGTCATGGTTCTACAAACCTCACAAGAAGGCTAATAAGAAGAATGACACAGCCAGCGTCCAACACAGTGTTAATCATGTGGTTTTGGTCCCGCTTCTGGCAATTACGAAACATCTTCGAGTTAACAGCCCACATAGCGAACCACACACAAGCGATAACAGTTTGCGCAATAGTAAACATTATGCCACCAACTCCAATACGATTTGTACCACATAAGTAATTGTGACAATACAAGCGCAAACAGCAGCCAAAACATCCGGCCAGATTCTAAAGCCCTCAATGCCCTTCTTGAACCGTGCAAGCAACGCAAAGACGAGACTAACACTAGCCCAAACGACAGCAAGGACAAGATGATAAACGATCATTTCCAACTCTCCTTTCGATCGTAAATTGTTGGGTAACAGGATCAACTGCAATGTTTAGAATATGAACATGTGGGTGCTCGTCTAGGGGTATTTCGATTTCGACATCAAAAGCCTTCGATCCGTCCCAAGCTCGGTCCAAAGCATTTAGAATGGCAAGACGAGAGCTAACAGGCACATCAATGCAAAGTGCAGCAATGCCTTCAGGCGGCACCTCAACCCCAAACCTGAGGCTTGTTAAGATAGACACGTCAGTAACTCTTATGAATCAGGTGGACATGCTCACGGTTGCGCATGATACGAATGAGCATCTCGTGATCTCCTTTCTTGGTGTCATAGCAACTCAGCCAGTAACCATCAGCGCGGAACCACTCTGAACCACCAATAGCAATCACACACCCGGTCATAATGTCTGCCACGTCATCTGGTGTCTTCAGCGTAATACCTGTGTAGTTGCCGTCAATGTCGTTCAGCTTGAAAGGTTCCTCGTTGTCGTAGAGTACAGTCCACATCTTCACTTCTAGTGTTCTGTACTGTTGAAATGCCTCTTCGTACTCATCTTGTAGTTTACCCCATTTAGCAAGCGTTTCCTCAATGTTCATTACTATTCTCCTTCGTTAGTTAACATCAACTTACTAGCTTCATTATTGCATAAGCGCTCATCAACTCCATACCAAACGCTGCAACACCTGTAAGCACTGACGATTTCCGGTCAACATCCCATAATTTACAGGCATCATTGAAGCCGACAATTGCGGCGTAAGCACCGAAGATGACTCCAAATAACAAACTAAGTTCCATTACCACCCCAACAGTGACTTCATTAGTGGTACCCTGCAATCATTGCGACACCAATACCCATGAGCAAGACGCACTCAATAACTGAGGCAACGACACCACAGATCAGCAGGAACGACACGGGCCTGCTGAGAAGGTCCCAGCAGTCATGCCAACAGTAGCCAAGCATAAACGCAGTACCAGCCCACATCAGCCCCAGCAGGCAGAAAATAATCCCTAGTACCATTACAGACCCCAGTGAATAATCTTCGGCAGCCTGTCTCGGCAACGTACCATATGAGCGAATGTTTCGTGTGTATGCGTCGTTCCTGTGTATGTCACCCAAGGCGCTTCACCGGAAAAACTCAGAATACGAAATGCCTCCCAGTCAGTGCCATTACCAATGACTGTGCCAGCAGGAACTTCCTTGCTGTTAACGATGATGACTTCACCTTTAGTGTCGATGCACTTGAACTTCGTCCCCGTTAGCTCAGATTCCGTAAACTCATCTTCAAGCCGCTTACGTACCTCTTCAAGAACTTCATCAATAATTTGATGCTTGTTCATCAGACCATTCCTTTCGGGATAAAGTGTCGGGGATCAAAGACAACTTCGACAGGTCGGCCATAGACAATGATGTCGGTGAGGAAGTCGTATACACTCTTTGTTTCTCCGTCAGAGTTTGTCCACACACCATGCAGCACACCGACACCATAGGGCTTCGAGTAGAACCACATGAGGCTCTTGTAGTAAACCATCGTGCTAGGTTCAAGAAGGTCGCCATAAAAGATGGTGGCGCGGTTATCGCCGATAACAGCTTCGATATATGTTTCCCAGACTTCGATCACCAGGTTTGCGTACTTGTCGCTCAGCTTAAACATCTTGTCTGCCATTTGTTTTCTCCTTTCCTTCATGTTAGATGGTGTGTTAGACGTTAGGGCAGTAGAGGACTTCGACAACCTGGTTGCGTTGTGTAATACATTGCAGCATATCTTCGATTGTGATTCTCTCGCTCTTGGTGCTTACCCACTGCTTGTCCTGGTTCAGCATCCACACAGCATCATGGGGCTCTCGCAGGCGTACGACAGTGCCAGTATCAAGCAGGCACTCATAAGTAATCCAATGGCCGGTTGATATGTAAAACTTAATGTTCAGTAAGTTGTCCATGTTTTCTCCTTTCCTTCGATGCCTTAATACTAATACACTGAGTGGTGAGAGTCAACAAGGTAGCATGTGATGTGACCCACAAAGAGGAGTGGGGTATGGCTAGTTAGTAGGGGGGTATGTGGAAATAGCCAGGGAATACACAAATAGGCAAGGTATGCGCAAACGGGTATGACACCCCCTCCCTTCTTTACAGTTACTAAGCAACTGATTTTCTATTTGGCTCCGTATCCCCCTCCTGTCAAACAACCTCTCGCTCCATCCCCGCCAACTCACCGATCAGATCCAGACGCATACTCAGACCCACACCCAGACCAATTTTGAGACGCGCGTCACACCCAACCGGTCCGCAAATCACCTAACAAAACTTAGGTATACCTAACTAAACTTAGCCAACATAACTTAGGCTTACCTAACTTAACTACCCACTACCTTACCTAGCTAAGCCTCACCTCACCTCACCACCCCCTCACCAACTGCAACGAACTAGCATCAACCACCACATACTAGCTACACGCTACCCCCCGAAAAGTTGCCCGCGTAAATACCCCTCAAATTGATTACTACGATAGAAAATGCATTGTGTATATACACTCTAGCGTATAAGCGTAAACACGAAAAATGAGATTACGTAATGCATTATGCATTGTAACAAGAGAATTACTATACTAATACACTTATATACTATATATATATATTTATTATTTATTATTATTTATTTCATTTCCGCACTATGTGCTACGCGTGTTAAGAAGGAGTTACTGCATAACTATGCATTCGTATGCATAACTATGCACCCCCTCCCTTATTCAATTGTCCTGTCATTTACGCTACGGCCTCTCTAAGCCCCTATCACCCCCTCACCACTACCCACATACCGCTAGCCACCCAAAACACGCTCAAACAGCCTTCTAGACCCCTTAAACACGACGCTACCCACCAACACCCACCCTCAAACCAGTCTCACACTCGCACATGCCTACGCGAGTAACATACTCTCCCTACAAAGTCAACACCAACACACAAAGTATCCATATTGTGAGATGTCTAGTTATCCCCTCCCGGCTGTCGCCGTCTTTACACCCCCGCCGCCTAACCACACATTCACCTAATTAGGCTTACCTAACTTTTAATCACGCCGGCACAAACTTTGTTAGGTTTACCTAAGTAACTAACGACACAAACAACCATGTTGACAACGGGCAACCAAGATGCTATTACGCGCGCGTTCCTTATTCCCTGCCCGCGCTGGGAATCAATCATCATTAAACAATGTGTCCCTAATCACATGTTTTCATGTTGACAACACACTCCCTAGCCACTAATCTTTAAGTATCGGCAAACGAAACAACCCGAAAGGAAGCCGAAAAATGAAAACCTCGTTTGCGTGTGACCTTGAAACGATGGCTCGGCTCGCAGAGTATGAGCGTGACTATCAGGAACGCTACTTTCTGACTGTCGATAGCGCACGCAAGAGCGCGATTAGGCGCGAACACGAAGAACGACGCACTGTTAAGCGTGTTAACAATTTGTTCCACGATATGATCGACCTGTCGGTCAAGATCAACGATGAATCGCTGCGCGGACACCTTGACCGTGACTTGGCTAACACAGTTGTTGCAGCACTGACCGCGCTTTCCAAGTCGATCAACAAGTGACGGACAACACAGTATATCGAGTTGACAACTTCAGTGCCGGCCCGCTAGACTGAGAGCACAGAGAACAACAAGCCGAAAGGTGAAATACAATGATCCGACTCACCATTGACGATGAGGCCCGCGCCCTGTCGGCATGGGCACACGCAGAGGCACTGTATGCTGGCGAGGATGTTATCTTCGCGCCGCGATGGGCGACGCACGTCTGGCTTGCCCCTGACGGGCACTTGTACTACGTGAGCGACAGTGACCTAGCTAACATGCCTCTGGGTATCAATGCGGACACACGCGAACTTTACTGACCAACCAACACACACACACACACACACACACACACACACAGAAAGATAACACACATGCTAATTCTGACCGATAATATCAGCCGCAAAATTCTTATGCTCGCTGACTTTCAGCGTGACGCGGAGATTGTGGAGTGGATCACGGCTAGGTTTGATATGACTGAGATAGACATTACTCAGGTTGTCGATGCGGTTAAGCGCCGCTACGATGCCATGCTCGCATATTACGGCCTGAGCATCCGACAGATTACCGACTTGCGCCCTCGCTATATTCCAGATGTGGACAGTCTGGCTATCGACCTTGGAGCTACTGCTATTACAGTCTCCGAGGAAAGCTCCCTTGCGGACATTGTGAGTGCGCTCTATTACGTAGACCCCGAGCGCGGCGAAAAGTACCTCTGAAAGAAAGTGAGAGCAAAAATGCGAGACACAACTCATGCACACGTTACCAAATGGACCGAGTACCGGACCCCTAGCGGGCGCTGGTCTAAGATCCGATACGATGAAACTACGGAGGATTTCAAACCCCATAACTTGCGCAACTTTTTCGATGCTAAGTTTCCCGGCGAACGGCGTAGTTACGGCTACACAGAGCACGGCTACCTACCCGTGTACGTCTCGGTCCCTAAGCCCGGTAGGCAGATGCGCCACTGCTACCATTTCGCCTATTACACCGGCCCGCGCGAAGTCACAACATACACATACGAAGACTAATTGAGTCTTCAACTTCCCTGACTTAATGGTGAGTATAAAGCCGGGTTCAATTCCCGGTCAGGGAACGATGCGCAGCAAGCGCATAA